GCGCCCTGTAGCAGTGTTGGTTATAATATAAACAAAGCCCACACAATCCTCGGGCAACACATCCACTACTTGATTCTCGAAAGTCCATGTCATCAACTAGTTAGTCGATGATCACTGCTTACCCTTGCCTTTTTGAGCGCGACGAACTTTACGTTCATCTAACTGCGCTCGCTTTTCTATTTGCCACAGCCTAATTTCTTTGCGCCTTGCTGAACACACATTGCGTATGTCTGATAATAAATGCCTTAATCTTATGGTACTTGCGTAGGTGTCTTTATCGTGCCACTCTTGATTCTCCTCAAAGTAAGCACGGAAAACCTTCATTAATTCTGCATGAAGTTCTTCGTCTTTCTTACGCATTACTCTTTGGCCTGTCGAATAATTTCACCAGCAACTTTGCCTGCACGATCTTCATTCATAGAATAATAGTGCAGAACATCGGCATACATTAAGATACCCGCTGCTATAGTCTTGTCCTCACACTCTTCTTCGAGCATGAGGGCAATTTCACGTAAGTGTACCACAGCATCGATCAGCTTTAAGTTTCTCACTCAGTAACCTCTAAGTCGTTGGCATAACTGGTAAAACCATTTTCTTTGATAACCTTAAGCACGTTGTTTACACGTCCAATTAATTCATCTTTGTGACTAATCAAGAATATATTCTTCTTGCGTTCACGAGCCATTTTCTTAAGCACTGCCAAAGCACCTTCTACACCCGACGCATCTAGGCCGTTGTCAATGAGCTCGTCAACAAACAACAGGTTAATCTGCTGATATAAGCTCTCCCAAACATCGCGGAATGCAAACGACAAACCTAAGATCAAGCGATTACGCTCTCCTCGACTTAGATTATCAAAGTCTAAGTCTTGCCCTAGCTGTGTTATCAGTACTGTTAGATCGTTTTGAAATAATACAGAGTGTGGTAATCCCATCTTGTCTAGGTAATAGGTCAAACGATTGTTCAAATAAGCTAGGTTTTGATCTATGATCTTTTTGCGTATAAAGCTATCTTTGCTGGTAAGTAATTTTAATAAAAACTCTTGATGATCTTTAAGTGTATTCAGCTGATTGACGCGATCCCATGTGATCTCCTGTAGAGCAGTGTCAGTGAGTTCATCAATCTGCTCTTGATAAGGATCAGCTTCACCAGCTTTAATAGCCAGCTGAGTTTCTAGAGTCTTTAGATTGTTCTGATGTTTAAGTGCCTGCTCTAGGGTGTCATAGTAGGTATTGGGGCGGGCAGTTAACTCACCTAGGCCGGAAATTTCCTTGGTAATTTTAGCAAGATCTTTTGCAACCTTGTCATGATATTTCTTGGCCTCATCAAGGTGTGCTTGTGCTTGAGCAGTCATTTCTTCATGTTTATGGTCATGGAGTTCTTGTTCACAAGCATGACAGGTCTTATTAGCCAACTTGGCAAGCTCGCCGTCATACTTCGTGACGCTTCGCTCTGCTTGCGCTATCGCGCTATCTAACGTAGCCCGCTCCTTATTTAGGCTGCGCAGCTTCGCTGCTCTTTCATCGTAATCTTTGAGCTCCGCATGCTTCGCAAGCTCAGCATCAATATCTACGCCCTCTAATTCTACAATAGCTCGCCCTATTTTTTCAAGCTCTTGTTCATGCTGAGTGTTCCAAGCATTGCGTCTATTTAACAGTGCATCAATGCTTTTTTGTATACCTTCATTGGCTTTCTTAGTAGCCTCGATATCTGCTGATTCCTGTGTGATAGCATCTTTGCTTTCACGGATCATCTCTTTAAGTGTTTCTGCTTTTTCACTCAATAAAGTAATACCTAGCAACTGTTCAATAATCACCCGCTGGTCGTTAGCTCGCATTGACAAGAACGGTTCAGTATAAGTGTTGAGAGCGACCACGTGCTTGAACATGTCGTGGCTCATTCCGATCAACTCATCTAGGTCCTTTTGTGTTTCACGCATGTCACCCTGGGCATCGTCAGTTTCTTCTGATTCTTGCTCTTGATCGTTGACAAAGAACTTCATGATTGTGGGTTTACGCCCACGTTCTATTCTGTAGTCAATACCATCTTTTTCAAATGCCAAGGTAACCAACATGTTCTTGTTGTTAATCTTATTAATAAGATTATCTTTCTTAATATTAGTTAACGCATTACCAAATAGAGCAAAACTTAAGGCATTAACGATGGTGGTCTTACCAGTACCATTGCGTGATCCGTTGTCATCACCGCCTTGATCTAAGTTTTCACCTAAAACTAAGGTTAGATTTTCCTGTGCAAAGTTTACTGCTTGAGTTTGGTTACCTACACTCATGAAATTTTTCACGGTTAGTTCTTTGATACGAATCATAGGCTATTATAAATTTCCAGTAGGGTATTTTTGTTGTAAGTATCACTATCAATGCTGATAATTTGATTGCTGACAATTTGATCTACCGACTCAAACGCTTGAATATCGATATCGGTATTAATCTCAACTTCTTTCTTTTCTGCAATTAATGTGAGTTCGCGAATATCATAATCGCTGATAAACTTTTCTTTGATAAAGCTAGCTTCTTCAAAGCTGATATCTATGTCTAGGGCCACACGCAGGTGCTGCTTAGGCAGAATGATTTCATCTGCACGATCAATCAACTCACTTAGTTTAATGGTGCGGAATGTAGGTTGAGCCGGCCAAGTATGAAACACAGGTTGTCCACCCCACTCAAGTATCATCATACCACGTTCGTCATCCCACGCATCTGAATAATTGTGTGGAAATGCATTGCCGATATAGCACATGTTTTCGTTCATTTGTCGTTTGTGGAAATGTCCACTAAATCCTAATTCAAAGCCTTTAAATGCTTCTGCTTGTAATTCTCCGTGATCTGGCATTTGTACCATGGCGTTCATAAAGAACTTAGGCAATTCAAAGTGGCCAAAGCAGTATTTGCCTGTGCGATTTTTAATAGTCTTCCACTCATCCCCTACTAGCCAGGGACACATAGTAACATCGCCTAGGGTAGTAACTTCATGAATAACAGTTATTCCGGGAATATACTTGCCAAATTCAACAGAATGAATATCGCGCTTGTCTTTATAATATAAATCATGATTGCCAGGAAAAAAGTAGAAATTATCAAACGCCTGACCCAGCTTTTCCAAGGCCCTAAGGCTATAGTCCATAGTAGTGATATTAAGACTATTGCGATTGTGATGCCAATCGCCCATGAAAATTCCTGTATCACAACCTTCCTCCTTAGCTTTGGCAATATACCAATCAACAAAGTCTTCACAATCTTGATTGTGTACGCTACTGTTTGATTTTAATCCAAAGTGAATGTCTGTGAAACAGGCAATCTTTTTAAAGAGATTGCTCATTTAATAACATTCCTTAACGATATAATATGTGGGCTTAGGATACTTGTTAGCAATATCCTCTTCCTTGATCCATTTGTTCATAGCTGGAGCATTAAAAAACATTTTATTAACAACAACTTTATGTGTTGCTGATTCTACAATGCTTAGATAGTTATTTTTACTCACTAGAAGTATCCTCATTAAATCGTTTAAGTGCTGCCTCATGCTCGCCCTGTCCAGTACGACTATAACTTGGATTCATACCGTTAATTTCTAAGATATCATCACGGATATTTTGATTGCGTTTTTCAATATTAATAACACGAACAAAGCTATTGGTAACAGCAGCCGTGAAATAGGCAAACGGGTTATCTGATTTAGATTCATCAAATTGTAATCCAATCTGTGTCAACTGTAGTATAGCCTGTCCTTTCATTTCGTCATTATATGTGTAGCCACGAACGTTGCCGCGAGTAGCATAACGTTCACATAATTTTAACATCATACGGGCTAGAGTTGGAGTAATTTGGCCAGCATCTTTGTCAAACTTGCCCTTGACCAAATCGCCCTTCCAATGACTTTTTCCAACACATACTAGTTCGTCTTCATCATTAAATTTCCAATGTTGGAATGGAGGAAAGTTTACTTTGTCCCTGTGATCTGCTAGACTTTTGGGATTCTTTTTACGGGTATTATTAAGTGGAATATGATCAAAGCTCATAATACGGAATATTAAATCTGTTTTGGCAATTTTTTTGTAGTCAACTTCTGTGTCAGCTTGTTTGACTTTTTCACCCAGCGCCTTGCGCCTTTGGTATTCCGCATCGCCGAGTCGTTTGGCTCGATTACGCTTGGCTTCTGCGATTGTGCGTATGTTTACCTTGTCTATACTGGGTAATATGATGTCATATTGATGATATTCTGGACGGGTAAACACGCAATATGTTGTTTTGCTTCTATGGATTTCTAACAACATATCCTTGTTGTTTAGGTAATTTACTTTTGTTGCCATAGGGCTTCATTCTCCGGATGTCTAATTATAAACTACGTACTTTAAAAAGTCAACTAAATATTATACCAAAAAGGATTTCATTATGGCTGTAACAAATATTCTAGCTGCCTCTACTAACGCTGTTGCAACGGCTGCAGGTGCTGTTAATTCTGTATCAAATCTTGCATCAGCGGTTTCTGCTGGATATGGTGGCGGTGGTGGAATTGCAGGTGCATTAAGAGCCATCGATCTACCAAGTGCTGGCGAAATCGCAGGTGATTTATATGTTGCTGCTGCCCAATTTGCAAATGATCCTGCTGCTAATGATTGGCGTGTCAGATTGAGTCTCCCATCGTGGCCTAGCTTTCAAACTAGCCCTGTTCTTAAACCTCTCCAGGATGCCGGCGGCTTAATATTCCCATATACTCCTAGCATTACAATAGCAAGTGCTGCTACATACACCTCAATTGATACCGTTCATACTAACTATGCATTTAGAGCATTTCAAACCAGCGACCCAGGTGCAATCACAATAACCGCTCCTATGAATGTTGAAGATCCAACACAAGGATTATACTGGATTGCTGCCGTGCATTATTTACGTAGCTTAACTAAAATGTTTACAGGAAATGATCCTAAGGCGGGGAATCCTCCACCGGTTGTTATGTTAAACGGATATGGAAATTTTGTGTTTAAAAATGTCCCATGCGTTGTGACTAATTTTCAGTCAACACTAGATGACAAGTGCGATTATATTGGTGTTCCGGTAGTTGGTAGTGCTGCTGGCGCGATACAAGGTATTGCTGATCAAACTGCTGGGCTTGCAGATACACTTGGCGGAGTATTTGGATCTATAGCCGGGGTTACTGACGTTGTTAGCGAAATTGCAGGCGGAGTAGGGCAAGTAGCAGCATTGGGCGCATTATTTGGAGCAGGCGGATCGACTAGTGGTGGCACCAGCTATGTTCCAACTAAGAGCCAGTTTACAGTAACACTACAACCTGTATACAGTAGAAATAGTGCCCGCAACTTTAGCCTTGATAGGTTTGTCGAAGGCGGATATTTAACTAACCCATTTGGATATATTTAATATGCCATCAATCTATACAAATAATAGTCCTTGGTACATTACTCCGATAACTAACGGATATTTAGACATACTAAGCATCAGACCTGTTAGTGCTAGTATTGACGACTATCTATATACTATTCAACCACAATATACATATCGTCCTGATTTATTAGCATTTGATTTATACGGTGATGCAAAATTGTGGTGGGTATTTATTCAACGAAATCTTGATGTACTTCAAGATCCTATTCTTGATTTTGTTCCCGGCACACAAATTTATATTTGTAAAAACAGTGAATTAATTCCGGCATTAGGAATATAAGATGGCAGGAGCAACTACAGCAAGCGTTGCTGCAACCCAGGTTGTTACCGCTACTGGATCGGCAACAGGAACATTGCAAGCCTACGGTGGAAACATCCAATACGTACCAGGGTTAAAATTGCCTCTTAAAAATCCGTTATTTTCATATGCAACATACGATTATGTATTAGGCATTAGCGCACTAACTACAGATACATATAACGATGCTTCTTATGTAACTGGAAGAAAATTGCCTCTCATTTGTAAATCAGCAAACGCTGATCCAAGTAATCGAATAGCAACACCATACGGAAAATTTGATTTTTTTATTGATAATTTAGAAATGAAATCATTGATGGGAAACGACCGTGGAAATAATACAAATGTTGCAGGCCCATTTACATTTACAATTACTGAACCATACAGCATGGGGATGTTTCCAATTGCTTTACAAACAGCCGCAGCAAATACCGGACACCCGAATTGGCGAGACGGCCCGTTTTTATTAACCATCCAATTCCGTGGAAATACTGAACTTGGAGTAATGGCAAACATCCCAGGTACTACTAGATATATCCCATTCCAATTTACAAACATGAGTTCAAAAACGAATCAAAATGGTACTGTATATCAGTGCGAAGCATTACCGTATAATGCTCCAGGCTTGAGTAATAGATATGCCTCTTTAAAAACAGATGTATCAATTAAAGGAACTACAGTTCAAGAAATGTTATGTACTGGTGAAAAGAGTCTACAGGCAGCACTTAATGTACAACCAAAGCAATTAGCCGCTGAAAAAACAACAGCAGTACCACCCGAAGAATATGTTATATTATTTCCTATACCCGGATCACAAACAACATCACCAGATTCGACATCATCGGATGGCGCAACTATATCTCCTGCTGCGCTAACTTCTCTGTATACAAAACTTGGAGTAAAACGTGATACTAAAAGTGGTTTATTGATACAAACTTCAGAGTGTAATGACCTTGGCAAGGCAGACATGCATTTTGATCAAGGTAATAAAGGAAATATTCCAGTTAGTAATGATAGTGTAGTTTATAATAAAGGCGCAAAATCGCCCATTCGTGGCAACATGACAATTAATTATAAAGAAAGTGATTTTAAATTTACACAAAATTCTGATGTTCCAAATGCAATTAATCAAGTACTATTACAAAGTAAATTTCCTCAGCAAACAATGGACGCTAGTAAATTAAGCCCTGAAGGATTTCGTGATTGGTGGCGTATTGAATGTTTAATTTATATTATTGATGATAATAGTAATATGAAAACTACCGGCCAAAAACCTAAATTAATTGTATATCGAGTATATCCGTGGGCAGTTCATGCTAGCCGTGTAACTGCTCCTAACGTACAAGCGCCAGGGTTTGATAATTTAGGCCTACAAATTGTAAAATCTTATGAATATATCTATACTGGTAAAAACGTAGATATTATTAACTTTAATATAGATCTAAATGCAGCCTATACTGTTGAAATGAGCTCAGACGGTTATAAAAGAAGTCAGGATGTTAAACGGCAAGGTCAAGAAAGCGGTAGTCCTGAAACACAGTCTGAGCCTGAAGTATTAGCACCAGGAGCAGATCCGTCAACCGTTCCTGGCAATCTTCCTCAACAAGTACAATATACTGCACGAAATACTCGGACTGATAAGAAGGGCGGCGGCGGCAATGAAACCATGGCAACTCGCGCAGCTCGACAGTTTAATGATGTTATAAATTCAAAAATAGAATTAGTTAATATTAATTTAGAAATTATAGGCGATCCTTATTATATTGTGCAAAGTGGATTAGGTACATATACTGCTAAACCAACGCAATTTAAAAATTTAAAATACGACGGAACAGCAGACCATCAAAGCGGAGAAGTTGATATTAAAATTCACTTTAGAAGTCCAATTGATCTTAATCAAACTACTGGCTTATATGATTTTAATACAGTAAGTAAAGATGCTCCTGTATTAGCATTCACCGGATTTTATCATGTTATTAGTGTGACTAGTAAGTTCAGAGGCGGCACATTTACACAGTCAATTGAAGGACAACGTAGAACAGGACAAGATATTCCAACAAAAGCAACACCGGATCAAGTTGCAAATACAAGTGCCCCGGCAATTGATCCGCTCGCTCCGCAAGCAGGCGGCATTGGCTGGGTTGACGGTGGAGGTTAACTATGGCAAACAATGAAATTACAAATAGTCCTATAGATGGACCAGAACAAAGTCCAGGCCCATTCCTTGCCAAGGTTATTAGCAATATGGATCCTACCTACATGGGAACATTAGAAGTTGAAATACTAAGACCATCGGGGGCTGACGGAACACAAAGTGTCTACCATCAAGTGAAATACATGAGTCCATTTTATGGAGTAACTAGTGTAAATTTTATTAAAAAAGACCCTGATAATTATACTAATACTCAACAGAGTTACGGAATGTGGATGGCCCCGCCGGATGTAGGTGCAACTGTAGTTATTATGTTTATCGATGGAGATCCAAAACGAGGTTATTGGTTTGGATGTGTCCCAGACGAATCGATGAACTTTATGATTCCTGGCAACCCTGCAACTGCTAATACAGTCGAAGGCACTTATCCTAGAGCACCAGCCGGTGAATATAACAAACTAACAAATTCACAAGTTGGAGATCCTGAAGCGGTTAAAAAACCAACAAGCCCAATGGCCGCAGTGCTAAACACTCAAGGGTTAATCTTAGATGACATAAGAGGTATAACAACTAGCAGTGCTAGACGTGAATCACCATCGATGGTATTTGGAATATCAACACCTGGTCCTTTAGATAAGCGTCCCGGCGCAAATACTGGAAATTATGGCAAACCAGAATATGTTATTACTAATGCTCCTGTTAGTAGACTAGGTGGATCAACATTTGTTATGGACGATGGCGACCAGGCATTTACTCGCAAAACTCCTGCCAGTTCTGGACCACCCGAGTATGCCGCAGTTGAAACCGGTGACACTACAGGCGACCCGACCATTCCGCATAACGAACTTGTGCGTATTCGTACTAGAACCGGACATCAAATACTGTTACACAACAGTGAAGATTTAATTTACATTGGTAATGCTCGAGGCACAACATGGATTGAATTAACTAGCAACGGCAAAATAGACATCTATGCAAATGATAGTATTAGTGTACATACTAAAAACGATTTAAATTTTACTGCTGATCGAGATATTAATTTTACTGCGGCTAATAACATTAATTTAAACGCCAAGGCAATTTTTGCACAAACAGTTAACAATCTTGAAATTAAAGTAGGAAAAGATGGAAAAATTGATGCTGCTGGTTCAGCAAACATTAAAAGCGGAACTACTACTAATATTACATCAGGTACAGACCTTAATCTTAAAGCAGGCGCAAGATGGATGCAATCAGGAGCATCATATTGGTCTAAACCGGCAGGTGGAGGCGGTTCGTCCGAAGTAAGTGCGGTAGCAGCCGCCGCAGCCGCAGCCCCTAAAGCAGCTCGAGTACCCCTTGCTGAGCCATGGGCTGGGCATGAAAATTTAGATCCTAAAGGCTGCACACCTGCACCTGCCGCAGCCGCAGCACCTAAACAGCCTGCTCCAGCTAAGTGGAAACAATATACAACAGCAACAGATACATTTACAAAATATAAAGGGAATACCCCTGCAGACGGAAGAACACCATGAGCTTATATAACACTTTAACACTACCAGCACGTCCTAATCCTACCCAAGTAGGTCCACAGATGTACCGTGGATTTAGTACAGTAAACACCGCCAATCAAAATTTTGCTCTATACGATTTTGAATTAATCAAACAAGATTTACTCAATCATTTCTATGTCCGCCAAGGTGAACGCCTCATGAATCCAACATTTGGCTGTGTTATATGGGATCTATTATTTGAACCGTTAACCGAACAAGTTAAAGGTATTATTCTACAAAATATTAACGATATTGTCAACTTTGATCCTAGGGTGCAGGCCAGTAATGTGCTGATAACCAGTTATGATACTGGCATACAGATAGAATATACGCTAACATATGTTCCTTATAATCTATCAGAAAACATACGATTAAAGTTTGATCAAGCAAACAATATCGTATCAAAGTAATAATATATGTAGTTAATTTTAAACAATAAATACACTTATTAGGATCAATCATGAGTTCAACAGCTAGACAAAATAATCTATTATTAGCAGAAGACTGGCAAAAAATATATCAAAGTTTCCGTAATGCAGACTTTGCTAGTTACGATTTTGACAATCTTCGTCGTACGATGATTGACTATATCCGTACAAATTTCCCAGAAGATTTTAACGATTATATTGAAAGTTCAGAATACTTAGCCCTTATTGATCTTATTGCATTTGTTGGACAAAGTATAGCATTTCGTGTGGATTTAAATGCACGTGAAAACTTTTTAGAGCTTGCCGAACGCCGCGATAGCATTTTAAGACTGGCTCGATTGGTTAGCTATAACCCTAGCAGAAACGTTGCAGCCAGAGGATTATTAAAATTTAATACAATCCAAACAACTGAAAATGTTATTGATAGCAATGGCAGAAATTTATCAGGACAGTATATTACTTGGAACGATTCGAGTAATCCAAACTGGTATGATCAGTTTATTAAAGTGATCAATGCTACATTCCCTCAAACACAACAGTTTGGAAATCCAGCAGATTCTGCAACAATCTACGGAATACCAACTGCACAATATAGATTTAATACAACAAATACAGATGTTCCTATATACGGATTTACAAAAACAGTAGCTGGTCGATCGATGAATTTTGAAATCACTAGTACTACATTTAACGGTGAAACTTTTATCTATGAAGAAGCACCAAAGATTGGAAATAATATTGCCTGCGTGTACACTGATGATGGATATGGTGCAGGTAGTCCGGGTACAGGATTCTTTTTTAATTTTGTTCAAGGAACACTAAACACTGGAACATTTACAGTTACAAATCCCAGTAGCAATGAAACAATCGATGTGGCCACACAAAATATCAATAATACAGATGTATGGTTATACTCATTAAATCAGAGTACCGGTCTTGAAAATACCTTATGGACACAAGTACCAGCCTTAACCGGCAACAATGTAATTTATAATAGTTTAAATCAAAAAAACAAAACAATTTATAGTGCATTGACTAAAGCAAACGATGCAATAACCTTAGCTTTTAGTGATGGTATATTTGGTAATTTACCATTAGGCGCATTTAGAATTTACTACAGGGTTAGTAATAATCTAGCATATACCATTACTCCTGCAGACATTGTCAATGTATTAATTAGTATACCGTATACATCTGCAACCGGACAAACACAAACATTGTCGCTGTCTTTAAGTTTAGCAACATCGATTACTAATGCTACACAATCAGAAACAAATGCAAGTATTAAAACTAATGCTCCTCAGACTTATTATACACAAAATCGTATGATCACTGGTGAAGATTATAATATTAGTCCACTAGCAGCAAACTTGCAAGTAACAAAAGTCAAAGCAATTAATAGAATTAGTAGTGGTATTAGTAGATATTTTGATTTAACTGATCCTACAGGAAAATACAGTTCAACAAATTTATTTGCAGATGATGGTATAATTTATCAACAAACCTATACTACCGGAACTTCGTTCTCATATATAACACAAACAGATATCCAAGGTATAATCGATAATACAGTATTGCCGCTACTTAAAGATACTAATCTTAGAAATTTTTATTATCAAAATTTTGTTAACTACCTTACATCAAGTTTAAATGTATTTTGGTATAGTAAAACCATCGACAGCAACAGTTCTACAGGATCTATCGGAATAAATTCAACAACATTCTCAGCAGTAGGTACATATACATTAACTGATCTAAAATATGTCACTCCTGGTGCGCTGATTAAATTCACAGCACCGCCCGGATACTATTTTAATACTAAGAAAAATAATGTATTGACCCCAGGTACAGCAACAGTTTCTGGAGCAGTTAGCTATCTATGGGCTGAAGTTATTTCAGTTAACGGTGACGGAACATCGACATTATCATCTGGACTAGGACCTATTACACTAAGTAAAGCGATACCGTCTGATGCAAAACTAGATCAAATAATTCCAGAATTTTCAACAACGCTAATACCTAGTGTTGTTACACAAATGATTGATTTAATATTCTCTAATTCATCATTTGGTCTACGATATGACGGCCCAACACAAAGTTGGCAAATTATTTTTGAAAGCAATTTAAATATCAGCGCACCTTTTAATTTAGCCAATCAAGGCGATGCAACAAACACACAACAAGATGCAAGTTGGTTCCTAGCATTTACTACGGATACAGAAAAATATACTATTACAGAAAGAGCAATGCGTTATGTATTTGAAAGTAATAGTGAAGTAACATTCTATTTTGATAGTAATAATAAAATTTATGATGCGACTTCAGGAAAAACTATTTCAGATATAATAAAGGTATTAAATATCAATACTCAACCAGATAGTTTATCAGCATTTACAACAGATTATGATTGGCAAATTGTTTCAGAGTATGTTGGCAAAGACGGCTATATTGATCCTAAAAAAGTTGTTGTAACATTCGCTAACCCACAGAATACTGGAGCAGTTGATAATCCCCAGCTATTTTTAGACATTGTTAATCCATCAAATAATCCGTTAACAAAATATATTGTTGAACAAAAATACACAATTACAGAAGGTCAAGAAGATTACAAATATGTTTCTAATGATTCAGCACTTGGTCCAGTGATTATACTTTCAACTAAATCTATAGCATATCCCTTAACACAATGGAATGACGGTCAGTATTTCTATTTTGTCGATACTCTAACTGTAGTTCAATATAGTAAAACAACTAGTACATTAAATCCTACATTGAATTATAAAGTATATACCGGTCGTGATAATTTACGATTCCAATATACTCACAGTGCCGATTACGATTCAAGAATTGACCCAGGATCTAGTAATATTATTGACATATATGTATTAACAAATAGCTATGATTTAGCATTTAGACAATGGGTTGATTCGGGTGCAAATGCAGCAGAACCTCTACCACCAAGTCAAGATTCATTAAACAGTTTGTTAAGCCCTAATTTAAATTTAATTAAATCTATATCAGATGAAATAGTTTACCACCCTGTTTATTATACATTGTTGTTTGGCCCAACAGCTGATCCAAGTTTACAAGCAACGTTTGACATAATGATCAATCCTAATTCGGTAGTCTCTGCAGCCAATGTCACTGCTAGAGCATTAGCTGCAATCAATCAATTTTTTGCTTTAGAAAATTGGGATTTTGGAGATACTTTCTATTTTACAGAATTATCAACCTACGTAATGCAACAATTAGCACCGGACGTTATTAGTTTTGTTATTGTGCCTACTCAAACAGGTCAATACTTTGGTAGTTTATTTGAGATACAATGTCCAAGTGATAGTATATTTTTAAGTTGTGCTACTGCTGCTAACATACAGGTAGTGTCAGGATTAACATCAAGTAATCTTAAAACAATAACAGGCAGTGGGTTAGGTACGTTGACTAATTCACAACAAATAACTAGCGCAAATTACGGAGCAAATAGTTAATGGTTTCAAAAAACAATAGCAATGTTCCTACAGGCAACAACGGCCTAGGAGTAAATTTCCTTCCAGATTTTTATCAAACTCCTGCAAACAAAAAGTTTTTACAGAGTACAATTGATCAACTTTATCAACCAGGTACTGTAACAAAAACTAGCGGATTTATCGGTCGAAAGAATGCCAAAGCTGCAATTAATACAGATGTATATGTTCAAGCAGCAGACCAAACTCGTCAGAATTATCAATTAGAGCCCGGGTTAGTTATTAAAGATACTGTAGGAAATGTAAAGTTTTTTAAAGATTATATCGACTATATTAATCAAATTAATGTATTCGGAGGAAATACTTCTAACCATCCGAGATTAAATGCACAAGAATTTTATTCCTGGGATCCGCATTTTGATTGGGATAAATTTTCAAACTTTCAAAATTATTATTGGTTGCCATATGGTCCATCTACTATTAAAATTTATGGCCAGCAAGGGGCTATTTCTAGTACATATACCGTAGTAATTCAAAACGAACAAGGTACAAATGAATATCTATTTACACCTAATGGCTTAGACTTAAATCCGACTATAAAGTTGTATAGAGGCCAGACTTATAATTTTAACATTACAAGTAATAATAATCCATTTAGTATAATGGCAACTAGAACCATTGGGTCGAGTAATCGATACGCAACCGGGGTCACTAATAACGGAATTGAATCCGGAATACTTACATTTACGGTACCAGCAGACGCACCTAGTTTGTTGTACTATCAAAGCGAGACTGATATTAATTTAGGTGGAGCAATTGAAATATTTGATGTTGTTGAAGCAAGTACGCTGAATGTTGAAACTGATATCCTAGGAAAACAAAAATACACGTTGCATGATGGTACTTCATTAAGCAACGGAATGAAAGTAGCATTTGGTGGAAATGTTATACCTGCTAGCTATGCAACTGGTCAGTATTATGTTGAAGGTGTAGGTACAGCAATTAAATTATCTGCAGAATCAATGCTAGAAATTATAAGTCCTTATACTACCGATTTATCTATTCAATTTGATCAAACACCCTTTGATATTGAACCATTTGACGATGCAACCGGTTATGCCAGTATACAAGACTATGTAGTAATTAATCGTGCCAGTCGTGACCATAATCCTTGGTCACGATACAATCGTTGGTTCCACAAAGATGTTATCACTGTATCGGCCCTCTATAATAATGATGTACCCACAATTGATCAAGCAGCTAGAGCTATCAGACCAATCATTGAATTTGAAGCAGATTTAAAACTATTTAATTTAGGAACTACAGCTATTTTTGATATTAACTTAGTTGATAATTTTACAACTGACGTATTTTCAAATATAGAAGGATCTTTAGGTTATAACATTGACGGTGTACCTTTATCTAACGGTCAACGAATTTTATTTACTGCTGACACAGATCCTCTTGTACAAAATAAAATTTACCAAGTAGAATTTATTAATATTCGTGGACGAAATCAAATTCATTTAATTGAAGTTGCAACCCCAACTATTAATCAAGTAACATTAGTATTAGAAGGTAAAAAAAATCAAAGCCAGATGTACTGGTTCAACGGCACAACCTGGATTCAAGGCCAGCAAAAAACTAAAACAAATCAAGCACCGTTATTTGATATTGTAGATGATAACGGTATTAGCTATAGTAATACTTCAGTATATAATGGTAGTACGTTTGGTGGAACTAAATTATTTTCATATAAAGTGGGAAACGGCGTAGCAGACACTGCCCTGGGATTTCCTCTATCATACTTAAATGTTAGTAATATAGGAGATATTGTTTTTAACTTCAATCTCGGTACCGATAGCTTTGAATATAAAGAAAATAATACAGTTAATACAAAAACTATTAATACTGGATATCTTGTTTCTCACGACTATGTTGGTAATCCCAGATATGTTAACGGTTGGCAAACGTGTGCAGCAGATACTGTGCAAGCAGCCGTTAGAATCTACACTAATTCTAATTTAACAAACAATTTTAATATCGATATTTTTGATGTTACCCCGTCTGAATTCCATCTTGATCAAGACGATGTTCGGGTCTATATTAACGATAATCGAGTAGCAATTGATCACTGGACACTAGTAAATACTTCATCTCATTATCAAGTTGTTTTCGCCATTCCGGTGATATTAACTGATATTATTACAATTAAAGTTTATTCAGAAACTCCGATCAATAGTAACGGATATTATGAAATTCCGATCAATTTACAAAATAACCCGTTAAATGATACAGTAGAAACATTTACATTAGGTGAAGTCCGTGATCATGTAAACAGTATTATTGATAACATTTACAATCCTGAAATGGGTAATGATGCTACTGACATAGATAATTTACCCTATGACAAAAATAGTAATGATATTAAAGGTGTTACATTTATTGGCACATTTCCTGGTACAAGTAATTTAAGAGATTTAGGAAATATCACACAGTATGGAACAAAATTTGTTCAGCATAGCGGCCCGTTAAGCCTTTCGCTATATCATATTACTTCTGAATCAAATAATATTATTCGTGCAACTGAAACAGCTAGAGATGACTATAATAGTTTTAAAAGAAACTTTATAACTATTGCAAGTTCATTAGGTGTAGATGCCGATCCAATAACGTTAGTTGATTTGACTTTACAAAAAATCAATGCAAACAGACCAAATACTGCACCGTACTATTTTAGTGATATGGTTCCATATGGCGCAGCAGTTACTACTAATCTTATAGTTGTTGACCATAGAATCAAAACCTATCCACTGAGTACTGTGTTTAATTTAACTAGTTTGTCTAATAAGGCAGTGTTGGTTTATCAAACATCAAACAGTGTTAAGACACAATTAATATATGGTCGAGATTATACATTTAGCGATCAAGCAACTGTTGTAATTGATAATTCAGTAGCATTATTAACCGGAGATACTATTACTACAGTTGAGTACGACAGCACCGACGGATGTTTTGTTCCACAAACACCTACAAAATTAGGAATCTGGCCAGCATATATTCCTCAAATATATTTAGACTCTACATTGTTATATTCTCCGCAGTATATGATTCAAGGGCACGATGGAAGTGTTATTCTATCATATGGCGATTACCGCGATGCAATGTTATTAGAATTAGAAACAAGAATTTATAATAATATCAAAGTTAAGTATGACCCTAGCATTTTTGATATATCTTCGGTTGTTCCCGGATATAATAGACATACTGATTATAGTCTAGCAGAATTTAATCAAGTACTAGCACCAACATTTTATAAATGGACAGGGCTAGTGGGCGTTGATTTCACGCAACCATTAACTTATGATTCATATAATACATTTACCTATAACTATTCGGCAGATGTAATGCCAAACGGTATTCCTGCTCTCGGTTATTGGAGAGGCATATATCGTTACATGCTCGATACAGATCGACCAAACTTGTGTCCTTGGGAAATGCTAGGATTCTCAGTTGAGCCTACATGGTGGACAAGTGTGTATGGGCCAGCACCGTATACTAGTGATAATCTTGTCATGTGGGAAGATTTATCTACAGGAACTGTTCGAGAACCAGGAATGCCCTTAGTAGTGTTGTCACAGTATATTAGACCATTTTTATTAAATCATATTCCAGTTGACGAAGCCGGCAATCTAATAAGCCCGCTTAATTCAGGATTAGCTACTGGAACATTTTCCCCTAGTGTTGATAATAATTTTGTATTTGGTGACATAAGTCCGGTCGAATCAGCCTGGCGTCGTAGTAGTTATTATCCATTTAGTGTATTAATAGCAAGCATGTTATTAACTCCTGCAAAAACATTCGGAGTGCTATTAGACAGATCTCGCATCGTCCGTAACGTTGCTGGACAACTAATTTATAAAGATACCGGACTACGTATCCGACCAGAAGATGTAGCTGTACCAAGTATCTATTCAAGTACATCTAGAATACAAACTGCAGGCATTGTTAATTATGTAGTCGATCTCATATTAAATGTTATATTCAGTAATAATTTAGAATCTTATAATAGTTATAAGACTGATTTAAATTTCCTAACATCGCAGTTAAGTTATCGTGTCGGTGCGTTTACTAACCAACCACAGTTTAATCTATTGTTAGAAAGCAAAACACCGCTTGCTACGGGTAGTGTTTTTATTCCTACAGAAAGTTATAATATCTTTTTGAATACGTCGAGTCCAGTTAAGAAATTAACATATAGCGGTGTAATTATTACTAAAATATCTTCTGGTTTTGAAATTAAAGGTTATAGTAAATCTCAACCTTATTTTAAATACTATAGCTATTTAGAATCCGGTATTAGCATTAATGTTGGTGGAATATCAGAAGAGTTTGTTGTTTGGACTCCGGGTCAACAATATATTATTGGCCAAGTAGTACAATACGGTAATACTTATTATAGAGCAACAGCGAATATAACTGCTGGATCGAGTCTTGACACTACTACTTTTGTAAGTTTAAATCAACTACCGATTGTTGGCGGAGTAACTGCCCAATTCAGAAAATCTTGGGATCGCAGTCTAATAAATTCAGCCCCTTACGGAACAACATTTACTACTATTCAAGAAGTCATAGATTTTATGTTAGGCTATGAACAGTGGTTAATTGATCAGGGATTTGTGTTCGATAGCTTTAATAATAATTTAGGTGTAGTGGCTAATTGGTCAACTAGCGCCAAAGAATTTATGTTCTGGACTACACAAAATTGGTCATCCAGCCAGGACAAATGGGGTGAATGGTTGCCTAATCAAGAATATACATATAGTACTATCGTCAAATTTAATGGCAGTTATTACAGTGCAATTTATAATATTCCACCTTCAGATGTATTTGAAATTACACAATGGGAATTACTTCCTGGTTTAAGTAACATCGGCAGTTCGGTGATAAGTCTAAGTCCCGCAGCCGGCGGCATAACATTTAATACCAATTTGACTGTGGTAGATAGTATTGCAAATTCATTTAACGATTATGAAATGTTTAAGGTTGATGGAAGCCCAATTCCAATTAGTCAATTATCCTCATATCGTAATGGAAATACAGTTACCTATGTGTCTGGAAATTCCGAAGGCCTATATTGTGCAAGTTTTTATCTAATACAAAATGAACATGTGGTATTAATTAACAACGTTGATATTTTTAATGATGTTATATATAATCCACCTACGGGATATCGTCGAGACCGTATTAAGTTATCGGGGTATATAACAACTGGGTGGTATGGTGGTTTAGATATTCCTGGTTTTATATTTGATTCAGCGATCGTAGAAGCATGGCAGCCCTGGAAAGATTATAATATGGCTGATATTGTTTTATATCAAGGTTATTATTATAGTGCAAGAGCCTTTACTGCCGGTACAAGCATCTTTATTGCTGCAGACTGGATCCAATTAAAAGAAAAACCGACACCGAAAATATTACCGAATTGGACCAATGCTGCTACACAGTTCACTGATTTCTACAGCCTAGAGGTAGATAGCTTTGATACTGCCCAACAAACAATGGCACATCACTTAGTAGGATATCAGCAAAGACAATACTTGAATAATATCATCCAGGATTCTGTCAGTGAATTTAAATTTTATCAAGGAATGATTCGTGAAAAAGGAACACAAAATGTTCTTAATCAACTATTTGGAGTCCTTAGTTCGGATGCGGTAGAAAGCCTAACATTCTACGAAGAATGGGCATTGCGTGTCGGACAATACGGTGCGGCAAATGCATTTGAAGATATTGAAATTGTATTAGATGCAAGCGTAGTTAAAAATAATCCCCAAGGATATTTACTATCACCAAGAATTGATTCTTCAGTAAGTCCTTTTATTATTCAACAAACTCCTAATGATATCTATGTAAAACCTCTTGGATATAACTCTAATCCTTTCCCTGCATTAGTAAATTCAACTCCACTATTACGTGGTGCTGGCTATGTTGATCCAGCTGATGTGATATTTTCTCTAGGCTATATTTCAGATATTACTAAACAGGACGTTACGAAACTATCCAATGGACAATATGTTTGGTGTGCGTTCGACGGCCCAAGCTGGAATATCTATCGATTTACTGATTTATTAATTCGTGCTACTAACGTAACATATGACGGTACAACACTAACTGTTACTACACAAAATATTGTTCCTATTGTTGCAGGTTCTTACGTTGGCTTAGCACAGTCTGAAAGTTTTGATGGATTCTATCAGGTAGCAACAGTGACATTAAATTCGTTTACTATCACAGTATCTAATCTAACAGTAGCACAACCGTTTACCTCATACAATGAACTAATAATTTACTCATTAATCACACAGCGTACTATATCATTAGATACATTAGATACTTTAAAATTAACTCACTTGACCCCTGGATCATTAATTTGGGTTGATGATAACGGTAGTGGACAGTGGGCAAATTACAAATATTCTCCAGTCTACAAGCAACATGCATTAACTAATCCCACACCTACTGCTGGATTTACATTCGGCTCAACCATTGCTGTGAACAGCCAAAATTCAGTAATGACTGTAGGAAACTCACAAGGCTCATTATACGTCTATGATAAAGTAGGAAAATCGGTGGCTTGGGAACGCCGAGGTGCTATTCCAATTCCTTTCCTATCAACAAATTATTTTTTAACTAGCCAACCTAGTTTATATGCCACGGTAGTTGCAATCAGTGCAGACGGCACATGGTTAGTGTCTGGTAGCCCACTCGCCGGATACATTAAAACTAATTATCAAGGAGTATGGTCTACTGGTATAGATTATGTTCTTAATAATGTAGTCCTTTACAACAATGTATACTATCAATCATTACAAGATTCATATAATCAAACGCCAACTACTGTTTCACTTTATTGGAAAATAATTCCTTACATTGCAGTTGATAAAATTACCGGTGACGAATCAAACGCCCATGTCGGTCAAGGTGTAATTAGCATATACAAAAAAGATATTAATAATGATTATTCTTTAGTTGATTCTATTGTTAGTCCAGTTCCTACCGCTAATGAAAATTTTGGATCACAAATGGTATTTGGCAATAATGTATTATATGTTAGTGCGTTAGGCTATTCAAATAACAAAGGTAACGTATATAAATTATCATACAAAACAACAGTGGAGCAAAATACAACCTACAATCCAGTAGGTAGTTCTGCTGGTACCCTAGTGGTTACATCTACTAGTGGTATTAGAGCAGGTATGATCGTTCAGGGTTCTGGTTTCACTTCTGGGCAAATCGTTGAAGGTGTACTGACAAAAATAACTTTTGCTAGCAGTGCAAACATTGGACGTGTTGCTAGCGGAATGACTGTTAGTGGAACAAATATATTGCCTGGAACCTTAGTTGTAAGTAAAGGTTCTGATAATTTAGGAAATAACTATATTATTGTAAGAAGTTCGCAAGATATGAACACTAATATATCTTCGGTTGAATTTAACGGTAATCCTTTATTAACCTTTATCGCAACAAATGTTGCAAGTATGAATACATTGTTACTTAGTGGTAGTCCAGATAGTACTCCAGCAGGCGTATTAACATTTGTATCTAACAGCTGGACATACGATTTTAGTGAAACATATGTAGGAGCAGCTACAGGAAGCAATTTTGGTAGTTCGTTAGTACTGAGTCAAGATGGAAATACTTTTGCAATTGCATCATCTAATAGTACATTATCTGGTGTAGTTAACGTGTATAAAAATTCCGGATTGGGGTTAACTGCTTACCAGACACTGATCGGAACTACTACTGGCTTTGGTCGAAGCATATCAATATCAAATTACGGGGATTTTCTTGCAATATCAGACGATCATACTAGTGCAGGTACTATTAATCAGCAGGGCAGTGTTGTAGTTTATAGTAATAGTTCTACCGGATACATCGTATTACAATCATTAGTAAATCACTATCCAGAGTCAAGTGGTTTATTCGGAAATAAAATTGCATTTATGAATGATGACAATACTATTGCAGTCTATAGCAAATACGGTGATGTTTCAATATCAACTTCGTTTGATTCGTACACAGAATTACTTTATTATTCTAATAATGCTCCGCAAACTTTAGTTAATGAATTAATTATTGGGACTGAATATAAAATTACCTCTTTAGGAAATTTATCACAAGATCAGTGGAATATAATTGCAACGTCTACCCCAATTACTGCTGCAAGTATAGGAACTTCTTATAAAATCCTATCTTTAGGTAATACTGATTGGAATTCTGTCGGAGCAACATATTGTACATTTACAGCAACTTCAATTCTATGGTCGCCCACTGACACTGTTTCAAATTTAATTAATGTTAATTCCTTAATATCCGGACAACTAATAGTGGGCCAGGTAATATCAGGAATTGGAATTCCACTTGGAACAACTATTATAAATGTAAATAATTCTAACATTTATCTATCTTCTTCAATCTCTGCCATCCCGACTAATTCTCCAATTACAATTACAGCTTCGTTATTGTATGCAGTTGGATCAGAGATTCGAGTATCAACATTTGGTACAGGAACTGGAGTAGTAGTAGCTCCTAATTACACATACGCTGTCGGTTCATATTTTGTAGCAAAAACTACAGGAACCGGTACAGGAACTGCGGAATTAGCAAATTATGTATTCCAAAATAATTTAAATTCTACCGTAATAAGTCCAACAACATTTGATAAATCTTCTACAAATTTCATTACTTTAGAATCCGATAATGGAAAAGTTGATATCTACGATCGATATAATTCTAAATGGGTATTCAGCGAAAGTCTTACATCAACTAATCAACAAGGCGATGCCTACGGAACAGGTTTTGCAGTTGCTGATAATCAGATATTCGTCAGTGCAATAAATGCGCTCGATCAAAATTTAAAATCTGGTCAAGTCTATAGTTATGAAAAATTATCCGGAACATACAGTTGGGAATCTAGTCGAACTGAGGTACTAGCAGCTGATGTTTCTAAAGTTAAAAAAACATTCTTATATAATCGTGCATTAGGTAAACTAGTAACATATTTAGATGTTATTGACCCTTTACAAGGAAAAATAGCAGGACCTGCACAAGAGGAAATACAATATCAAACATTCTACGATCCTGCAAGTTATTCTTATAGTGATGGAACAGTTTCAGCCACAGTTAATACAAAATCATTCTGGACCACCCAAACAGTCGGTCAACTATGGTGGAATTTAACAACTACTAAATTTGTTGAAAATCATTTTGATGATCCAAGTTATCGAAACAATACATGGAATACTCTTGCTCCTGGCGCCAGTGTTGATATCTATGAATGGGTTTCCTACAATCAATTACCAGCAGTCTGGGACTCTAAAGCAGATACTCCCGCAGGGATAGCAGCCGGAATAAGCGGTACTAGTTTATACGGAAATTCAGCATACTGTCTAACGCAAACATACGACAATATTAGTAAAACATTTTCTAATACCTATTATTTCTGGGTCAAGAATAAAAAAATTATCCCGTCAAATGTTAATAGGCGAAATATGTCAGCTAGTGATGTTGCTAGTATTATTGCTAGTCCTCGTGGACAGGGATATACCTGTTTAGCATTAACTAGTACCAATTCATTTAGCTTAGTCAATGCTGCACAATATTTAAAAGATAAAGATGTAGTATTAGCCATCGAATATTGGTTAACTGACAAGACAGATCAAAACACTCATAGCCAATGGAAACTAATTAGTAATGATGCTATTGTAGATTTGCCGACTACTATTGAACAAAAATGGTTTGATAGTTTATGCGGGATCGATCAAGGGGGTCGAGCAGTTCCCGATCCAACACTACCTGTCAAACTACGTTATGGCATTGAAAATAGACCTCGTCAAGGTATGTTTGTAAATCGAATCGAAGCCTTAAAGGAATTTATTGAGAGAGTTAATACAACATTAATTTCTTATCAAATTACTGAATCAAGAAATATTTCAGCATTAGAATCGTATGATCCAGCACCGACTACTATTTCTGGGTTGTACGATAAGACTATCGATACTGATGCAGAATTAGTATATGTAAATGCAGTACCATTTAGTCCACCAACATTGAGTCCGATTATAGTTAACGGTAAAATTACTGGTATTAATATTATCAATCCCGGTAACGGATATGTTATCGCCCCATATATTACTATTACAGGCACAGGAGAAGGTGCAGTAGTTAAATCAACGATAAATGCAGTAGGAAAAATTATCGGAGCAACTATCGTTAACGGTGGAGAAGGATACGATAATACTACACAGTGCTCAGTTAGAAGTTACTCAGTATTAGTTCTCAGCGATAGCACATCTCAAAATTCCTGGAGTATATATTCATACGATCTAACAACAAAATTATGGTCTAAGACATTAACACAATCTTATGATGTTAGAAACTATTGGTCGTACACTGACTGGTATGCCGCTGGATATAGTCAATTTTTGTCTGCTGATTATGCAGTTAGTACATTCGTCGAGTTAAATTCAATCTCTTCTAAGATAGGTCAACTAGTAAAAGTGTTGACTGCTAATAAAGGGGGCTGGCTATTATTAGAAAAATATTCCGATTCGACATCTGTTGATTGGACACAATCTTATAACGTTGTCGGTATTCAAAATGGAACTATACAATTTAGTAAAGCCTTGTATGCATTTAAAGGAACCGAGGTCGGATATGATGCTAGTATATTCGATGGAGTAGATTTTGATATAGAAGCTACTCGAGAATTAAGAATAATTTTAAATGCTATTAAAAATAATATCTTGATTGATGATCTTAAAACAGCCTATTTAGATTTATTTTTCAGCAGTATACGTTATGCTCATAGTGAGCAACCATTTATTGATTGGATTTTTAAAACAAGTTTTGTTCGTGCAACACACAATGTTGGATCATTGAGCCAGCCTGTAAATTACCCATCTGATAATTTAAATAATTTCCAAGATTATGTTGCGGAAGTCAAACCCTATAGAACTAAACTACGTGAATATATCAGCGATTATACTAGTTTAGATATTGGACAAGCCGCAGTTACAGATTTTGATTTGCAGTCAAATTACGAAAACGGCTTTATAACAGCTATAGGTGTTGAGTATAAAAATAATAGTATACAAAGTTTTGACCAATCGTTGAACAGTTATCCTTGGAAATTTTGGAATGATAATTTAGGATTTATAGTAACTGATATTAAAATTACCGATGGAGGTAGCGGATATGCAAATCCTCCACAAGTTGTAATTAGTCAGCCGACTGGTCCTAATTCTACCACCGCAATCGCAACTGCATATATTGCTAATGGAAAAGTCAACAGAATTCGTATTGTATCTAATGGTAGTGCATATTTAAGTGCACCGACAGTGATATTTAATGGTGGATTGTCGACTACCGGTACTGCTGCAAAAGCAGTAGCAATTATTGGAGACAGCGTTGTTCGTGCTAATCGTACTGCTTTGAAATTTGACCGAGTTAATCAAACATACTATATTTCAAATTTAGAACATACTGATACATTTACAGGTTCCGGTTCTCGTCTGCAGTTTTCCTTAACTTGGGCCCCAGATGTACAAGTTAGTTCAGCAGTTGTAACAGTTAATGGAGAAATAATTCTAAGAGAATTATATAAATTAGCTGTTGTTAGTTCAACATCTGCCGGGTACACACAGTATTCTGGAACAATCATTTTTAATTCTGCTCCTGCAAAAAATAGTACAATTACAGTAGCCTATAAAAAAGATATTAGCATTTTAAATGCAACTGACCGTATACAATACTATTATAATCCAACTTCTGGACAGTTAGGTAAAGATTTATCACAGCTAATGACAGGTATCGATTATGGTGGTACTATTGTTAGTGGATTAGGATTTAATTTAGGAGGAGGATGGGGTGTAACTCCTTATTATTCCGAATCATGGGATAATAGAGATCCATCATTTAATGATTATGTTGTGCAGGTAACTGCTAATACACATTCTTTTACATTGCCGTATGTTCCAGCAGCCAATACTGAGATTAATATCTATCAGGTAAAGAATCATACAATTTCTTACACATCAGATGGATCAACCCTTGGATATGCATTTGATATTAATCTCATTTCACCAACAGTAAATGTAACATCGACATCAACAGCAGTTGATATTAGCAGTGCATATAATCCTACAGGCAGTGTTGGTTATATTCTTAAAGTTGCTAGTACTGCGGGTGTAGTTCCTGGTATGGTTATCAGCGGCACAGGTTTTAATTCTAGACAAAAAGTTGTTCGTATAGTTGACTCAACAACATTAAACATTAGTCCAGTACCCGATAGCACACCAAGTGGTACACTAACGTTTAGTAATACTGCTGGCGGATTTATTCTTACAGTGGCAAGTGTTAGCGGATTAAAAATTGGAGATATTGTTACTAGCACCGGATCGATATTTAGTTATGGAACAATCATTAATTCTATTGATTCTACTAATAATTGTCTTACACTAAATCAAATTATGTTAACTCACGTTGCCAACGGTACAACAATAAATTTTGCTCAGCAGCTAGTGCAGCCAACTGATGTAATTATAAATGCTAACGGTACTATTTTATTAACATCACCTGCGCCAGTCAGTGCAACTATTAATATTTCTGGATCATATCGCCCTGTAAGATTAGATGACCCGCATTATGGAACACCTAGTCAAACTAATGCATCAGCAATTGTAATAACTCCAGTTGCCGACGGTATATCGAGTACATTTACAATTCCAGGATCGTATACAGTAAATGATGGGGATGAATTTATTCTACGTCAGAGTACAAGCGAAGGTTCTATCAATCCTGCTAGTACTGATTATGATACTGCAATCGACGGCGGAAACTTAGCTTATAGTACTGCTAGTGGACTAGCAGCTGACGATATCGTACTCGACGGTGACGGTTTAATAACGCCAACAAGTAGTCCAGCCCCAGAAGAAGTAGTTCCTGGACAAGTAGTAGATACACTTGCTATCAAAGTCTATGATCAAGCGCAATCTGGTTCAGCAGATATTAAAATTGACAATCAGGTTGCTGATGGTATAACAAATACCTTCGCAATTGGACAGTTACCAAACAGCTCAAGAGCCGTTATAGTTAAACTTGGTACGGTTATTAAAACCTATACAACAGATTATACTATAGATTATACAAATAAATTAGTCGTGTTCAATAGTGTTCCTTCTGCAGGCCAAACCGTTAGTATTTTTAGTATAGGTTTTAATGGAAGTAATATATTAGATATTGATTATTTCGTTGGCGACGGTGAGACTACTGAATTTGTAACTAAAGCTACATGGGTTTCTTCTGTAACTAGCTTGATTTATGTTAATGGAGTTGTAGCATCACCGACACTGTTTAAGACTGATAATAGTTATGCATTTGCCAATGCAATTGGTCTTAAATTCGCTGTAGCACCTGCTGCTGGTGCGTTAATTAATTTTATTATTGTTAGCGGCAGCCAACAAACATTTGCTATCACAAAAACTGAAACAGTACCAACAAACGGTGCTACAACATACACATTACAATATCCAATTGGAAAAACACTACCAAATGAATCTAACATGATTGTGCGTGTTGATCAAAGTATTTTGCAAGCACCCACTAACAGTTATTTTACCATAGGCAAAAACAGATTAACATATACGGTAGATTCTACCAAAGCAGTACCATATTCTGTACCTACTAATAATATTTTAGTATATGCCGGAGGAAATCTATTAACACTTGGTGTTGATTATACAGTAGATCCGAGTGCGATTTCAGTTAAAATTAATAAGATTGTGTATTCGACATATAGCGGACAAAAATTAATCGTTAGTATAATTCCCAATGACGGATACAGCTACAATGAAACAACTGGACAAATCACATTTGCTCAGGCGTATAACAATACACATACTGTTGAAGTTGTCAGTTCTTACCTACAGGATATATTAGATATTCAAAGAACTAATATCGAATATGTTTCGTCATTTACTTTAACTCCCGGTACAACCGAATTTTATACATATAATGCGGTCAGCGGAGGAATAATTAAACTAGATAGACCCGTAATTGATAATAATTATGTTTGGGTAGTTCAAGGAACAACTTTATTAACACCAAGTATCGATTACAAGTTAAATGACGACTTGCAAAGTATTGTACTAGCGAACCCGCCACAATCGGGAGTTGTTACTTCAATTATTACATTTGGCAGCAATATTCTTCCAAATGCTGGTATTTCATACATGCAATTTAAAGATATGTTAAACCGTGTATCTTATAAACGATTAAATGCTAACAAGAGAACCATGCTAGTTAATGATCTAAAATGGAACGATACTGAAATTTTTGTCGATGATGCAAGTACTTTGGATGTTCCTAATCCAACCGGCAATCGCCCAGGTATTATCGAAATACGTGGAGAACGTATTGAATATTTTACTATTAACGGAAATGCCTTGGGTCAATTGCGTAGAGGAACATTAGGAACAGGTGTATATAATTTAAACAAAGCAGGAACATATGTACAAGGAATTGGAGCAAGTGAAACAATTCCTTACACTGATACAACCACAACTGAAACCATCACAGCAAGTAGTGGAACATCAGTTAATCTTGGATTTATTCCAGCAGATGCAAATAGCATAGAAGTATTTGTTGGCGGATATAACGATACAGCTGAATGGGCAGCAAATACTGCGTATAGTGTAGGTACTATTGTACGTGTTGGCCCTTATACATATCGCTGTGTTACTGAAAATGTTAGTTCAACAATATTTGCTACAGACAGTAGTCATTGGGCATTCTTTGTTGGAAATATACGTTTGAAAAAATCAGCTTATTCTGTGTTTAATATCAACCAAGCACCGTACAGCCCGGCAGGTGATGTCAGCTTCCCAGCAGATTTTACAGTTGATGGCACAACTGCTAAGATAACACTAACTAATCCATTGAGTTTTGGTACACAAGTCACTGTGATCAAACAAACTGGCACTGCGTGGGATAGTGCTACCAATATTCTAAATGACCGTACAGCAATTGGCAATTTTATTAAAGCAGAGCCTGGTATATGGTATACCGAGTATAAACAATAAACTAGCACATTATAAACATTGATAAATATAAGATAAAGAGAGATTGATATGCAGACTAAAGACGCAACCGGAATCCATATTGAGGGTCATATTAAAATTTATGATCCTATTTCTAAGGAAATTTACATTAACAAGCGTAATGCAATTCACTATGAAAATATTAGTGTAGCTTTGGCTAATAGTATGATTAATAACGGCCAAGGATTTATCTATCAAATGGCATTTGGCAATGGAGGAACAGCTATTGATCCTACCGGAATTATCACATACTTAACTCCTAATACTAGCGGAACTAATGCTAGTCTTTATAATCAAACATATAGCAAAGTTATTGATGGAAATTCCAGCACTAACGTTGATCCAACACGTAACTTTACAGAAGTTCGCCATGTGACCGGCACCAATTACAGTGATATTTTTGTTACTTGTTTATTAGACTACGGTGAGCCTAGTGGACAAGCTGCATACGATACTACTGTAAATGGTGAGTCTACTTATGTATTCGATGAGTTAGGCTTACAAAGTTATAGTTCAACTGGTGAAAGTTTATTATTAACCCATGTTATTTTTCATCCAGTATTAAAAAGTTTAAATCGTTTAATTCAAGTTGATTACACAGTACGCATTCAAAGTCTAACTGGCTTAGTGGGAGTTTAATAAATGACTTATACAGTTTCGTTTACAGATTCTACTAATCCTGCTAAACCCCCGATTGTCATTGCCGACGGCGCCCTTAACAACCAGACAAGTTTAACCTTTGTAGGAAAAAATTATTCCGGGTATGCTCCAATTTTGGCAGGTGATTTTTTACACTTGCTAGAAAACTTTGCCAACTCAACAGCCCCAGGCAATCCAGTCCAGGGACAGTTATGGTATGATACATCAAGCGGTAATAATATTCTTAGAGTATATGATGGTACTACTTGGGTAGAAGCCGGCAATTTAAAGAAAGCACCATTCGTTAATGCGCCTAGTCCATCATCGAGTGTAGCTGGAGACTTATGGGTTGATACTACAAATAGTCAACTATATCTGTTTACTGGTTCAAATTGGACATTAGTCGGTCCTACTTACAGTGCTGGATTGCAAACCGGTCCAGTTGTTGAATCGATTGTCGATACAACAAATGTTACTAGAGCAGTAATTTCAATGTATGTTTCTAGTGCAACAAACAATTCATCTTATCGTGTTGCAATTATTAGTAAAGATACATTTACACCAAAATCACGCCTTGACGGGTTTGCATCGATTAATGAAGGTATTAATTTATATTCAAATACAATAACCCAAGATACTGCAACTGTTTGGGGAACTGTTCAAGCAGCAAACTCATTAAATGTTAATAGTATTGCAGTGGCCGCTGCGAATTTTTTAAGATCAGATGTAACTAGTACAACAAATAATCCACTTAATATTAGAAATGCAGGCGGCATAAGTTTAGGTACTGACCTAAGTTTTAATATTGCACAAGGACTTAATACATTTACCTTTTACTCTAAGAACAGTGGAAACAATGTTGAGTTTAATGTAAACAGCAGTACATTATTGCATCTTGACGCTAATGGTAATGTCGGGATCGGTGCTGGAAATATCAGTCCATCAACTCCGTTAAGTGTTGCTGGCGTTATTTCATCGGGCGTTGCCGGTACTCCGGGGGGCATTATAGTAAACGACGGAGCAAGCCCAACTCCAAGCAATATTCTTTCGGTATCGACTAGTGGAATTTCAACAACATTAAATTCTACATTTACTAGTAACGTAACGGTAAATGGCTTAATAACAACAGGATTAACCGGAACAAATCCAAGTGGCCCGGTAATATTACCAGCATCATCTGGTATATATGATATTGGTTCACAATCACTAACATTTAGAAACGTCTATGCTAATTCTTTCGTTGGTAATTTCAGCGGAAGTTTTACCGGAACAGTTATCGGTAATGTAACGGGAACAGCAGACAGTCTTAAAACGCCAACAGTGTTTAGTGTTGCTGGCGATATGATTAGTTCAGATACCGGTGTTAGTTTTACTGGACAAAGTATAACGGGTACTGCTATTCTTAATACACAAGTTAGTAGTACAATGATAACTGGCAAACCTGCAGCAACAGCCGCACAGTCAACTGATCAAATACTTGTATTTCAAACAAACACATCTGGCTCAGCACTGAAGAGTATGACTAGAGAAGTATTCCTTAACGGGGTTGGAGCATATGCCATCCCAATCGGCTCAATTATGCCTTTTGCAGGACAAGCAACTGCTATTCCACCCGGCTGGTTAATGTGTGATGGAAGTGAAATTGGTACAACAACATACAATCAATTATTCCTAGTAATTGGATATATCTACGGTGCACAAAATACTTTACTAGGTGCAAACACATTTAAATTACCTGACCTAAGAGGAAGATTTACTCTAGGGTTGGATAACATGAACAATTATGGAAATGTTCAAGGATTCGTTCAAGCACAAACTAGTGGAACTCCCCCAGTTAATGTTAATACTGGCGGACAAATTGGTCCAGCAGGACGTGTTAGTAATATTGCCGCCGACACTCTTGGCGGATATTCAGGAAGTCAAAATGTTGTATTGAATACAACACAGCTTCCGCAACATACTCATAGTCTTAATGATGGAACTGCTCAATATTATGCTCCGGGTGTTAACGGTGGTATAACAGATAATGCTGCAAGTTACGGTCACGGATTGCCTGCCACTACTAGTACAGGTTATGGTTTAGAAAATACTGCCGGTGTTAATTCTGCAAGTATTGGTCAAGCAATAACTGTAATGAACCCATACTTGAGTATTAACTACATCATCTTTACTGGTAACGTATAATGACATATTCGATTCTTTTAACTAACGGCTCTACATTAACAAGTGTAGCAAATGGCACAGTTGATCAAACTGCAACCGATTTAACATTAATTGGACAAAATACCAGTGGATATGGTTTGTTTATTAACGATAATTTTGTTCATCTGTTAGAAAATTTTGCTAATACTAGTCAGCCTAATCATCCTATTAAAGGACAGTTATGGTATGATACTAGTCAAAATGTTTTACAAATTTACAATGGTACTAATTTTACTCCTACCGGTAATACAATAGTTGCAAGTTCTGCGCCGAGCGGATTATCATCAGGTGGACTATGGATTAACAGTGCGACTAGTCAATTATATTTTAATGACGGTCTTGAAACTACCTTAGCAGGTCCGATTTATACAAAAACTCAAGGACAATCAGGTTTTGTTGTAAGTGATGTTATTGACACAATCGGTGTTAATCATACGATTGTATCTTTATACGTAGCTAATACTTTATTAGGAATATTTGCTAAAGAAGCGTTTACCCCTACCTCAACTATTACTGGATTTACATCAACTGCACAAGTTGTAGGCAGCCAATTAGGTACTACACTAACAATTACAACAATAATTTCTGGAACACTAAGTGTGGGACAAACTATAGTTGGGACTGGGATTACACCGGGCACAACAATTACAGGACAATTAACAGGCACAGCTGGAGGAACTGGAACATATTCAGTAAGTACTAGTACAACAGTAGCATCATCTAGTATCACTGCAATTTCCGGTTCAATCGGAATCGGATTTAATGCTAGTACATATAATGGTGTACAATTTAATGTACCAGTTAGCCAAGCTACAAATTTATTAGCTCCAGACGGTAGTCTTAAAACAACTGATAGTTTTGTATCAACTACTAGCGATTCTTCGACTAGCGGAAGTATTTCGATACAAAATGCTACACCATTGGTATTAGGTACTGCTGGATATTCTCAAGTTAATGTTTCTTATAGTTTGTTCCAGCTACAATCAAAACAACCTAATCAAAATTTTGAAATTAATGTACAAAGTGATACAAGTTATCCAGCACTGCATGTGAATGCAACAACTAATACAGTTGGAATATTTACTGCTGCTCCTCAAGCTACTCTAGATATAAACGGCACAGTTAGAGCAACTCCTTTAACTCCTGCTAGCGCATCAGCTACAGGTGTTGTTGGGCAAATTGCATGGGATGCTAACTATGTTTATGTTTGTACTGCTACAAATACTTGGAAACGTGCCGGATTAAGCACATGGTAAACAGCCCAAACTATGATAAATACACTGAAATAAGGAACGAGCGAGACTATGTCATATACAATTAACCATTATAACGGTACATTACTTACTACAGTTGCGGACGGTACAGTTGATACGTCTACTGATCTTACACTGATTGGTAAGAATTATGCTGGATACGGTCAAGCACAGAACGATAACTTTGTATGGTTGCTAGAAAATTTTGCAAATACAAATAGTCCCCCAAATCCTTTGGCAGGTCAACTATGGTTTGATAGTGGCGCCAAGAAATTAAAATTTTATGACGGTTCAAAATTCCGCAATACTGGCGGAGCTGAACTTGGAACAAGTGCTCCTAGTGGATTAACACAGGGAGATTTCTGGTTTAATACCGCTAGTAATCAGTTATATGCATATACTGGCACTACATTTACGCTTATTGGACCACAAGAAGTTACTGGCGCCGGCACAACACAGATGCAATCTGTTAGTGTTCTTGATACAAGTAATATTTCACATCCAATTATTCAGGGAATTGTCAACGGCGCAACGGTATTTACTATTGCAGGATCAGATGCTCCATTCCAATTAAATTCTACAACAAATCCAATTACTGGATTTGATTACATCCAACAAGGGCTAACACTTTCATATACAGAAAATGCTGCCAACGGTGTAACTTCTGGAAGCCAACGCTTCTGGGGTACAGCAACTAATGCTGATAAATTAGGTGGATATCCTGCTAGTTCATTTGTTCAAGCAGGCAATGCTCAATTTAGTACACTGGTTAACTTTAGCGATGCTGGATTTACTGTGGGTAATCCGGTTGCAAAACTAAGTGTATTCAACGCTAGTCAAACAACACCAACAATACAAAATACATACGGCTCACAAATTGTGTTTGAAACCAATGTTTCAGGAGTGACTAAAACCCCATTGATCGTTAACGGTAATGATATTACTCCAGGATTAAGCGGAGTTTCTAATTTAGGTACAAATTCATTACAATGGGCAACTGTTTATGCTAGTTACTTCCAAGGTACTGCATATACTGCAGATGGATTAACATTAAACACAGCTCGAGCAACTGCTAGTACAGCCGCCGCTGCAAATACGATTGTAGGTAGAGATAGTAGTGCAAATATCACAGCTAATTTATTCCAAGGTACTGCAACATCTGCAAACTATGCTGACTTAGCTGAAAAATATCTAGCTGATGCGGAATACGAAGTTGGTACAGTTGTATCAGTTGGCGGGGAAAAAGAAATCACTGCTAGTCGATTAGGTGATCGTGCATTGGGTGCCGTATCAGCAAATCCAGCGTACATGATGAATAGCGAATTAGAGGGCGGAACATATGTTGCTTTAAAAGGCCGTGTTCCAGTTAAAGTAAATGGCTCAGTTATCAAAGGCCAACGACTAGTTGCAGGATCAGATGGAACCGCCCAACCAGCACATAGTAATCATGCTGATGTATTTGCCATTGCGTTAGAAACAAATAATACCCCCGGAATCAAACTTGTAGAATGTGTAATTCTATAATACTAAATATCATAGAGAAAAGAGGACGCTAAATGGCTGGAGTTGGATCAAAAATTGCTGCTAATGATTATAATACTATTCAAAGTACTATAGCCGGCATCCTTGGACAAAATGCTGCAGGATACGGTCAAACATTGTCTAGTAGCCAGGTATCAACGAACGGTAAAATTACTGCCGCACAATGGAATGTGTTACAAAATGATATTTCGACAGTTAATTATCATCAACTTAATGCAGCTCCTTCTTATGGTGGAAGCGGTTTAACCACAGCAACTACCAGTGTAACAATTAAAGATTCTGATCGTGCAGCATATTTGGCTGTAGCACAGGCATTGGCTAGTTCATCTTCGTCGTCGATAGGCGGTGTAGGCTATCCAGGATGTTATGTTCAAGCACCCGCCGGTCAATATACTGTTCCTGCAAGTGGGGCATTTCCAGTAAGTACGCAACGATCACCTAATTGGAATGGTACCGTTCTCAATACAGTAACTTTGACATTTTCAAGTAATTTAGCAGCAGAGTATTATTTTAACGCCGGAAGCGTTTTTAATATTACTGCAAGTGCAACTGGTGGACAATCTGGAACGGTTGGTACAAAGGATTATTCTTGGGCTACACTATTAGCTAACATGGGAACTATTACTCTTGGGTATACTGCTACTACTAAAACTGGCGCTAGCGGCACAGGTTCTGGCTACGGTTGGACATGGTTTAATGCAAACAGAGGAACAACTGTGACTATTTACTCTAATGTTATTTCTGGAACATATGCTCCAAATCAATATGATCTTAATTGTACATTAGATGCTAGCGGTACTGTATTAACATTCCAGTGCTATTTCCAAGATTTATCAGGTCAACCTAACCCACCATGGGGTACAGACGAAAACATAACAGCAACTATCACTAGTAATGTTAATGCAATCTACTCATCTGGTGCAGTTTCAGTAGCTGCGTACTTACCGAGTGTATCTGTTTCATTCCCTTAATCAATTTAATCTAGCCTAAGTTCTTGACAAGCTAACTACTGTAGTGTATTATCGTATACTACGGAGTTATCTATGGATGAAAGAATTGAAAAAGCCTTTGCAGTTGCTAACTATATGGCAACATTATCTAATCAGCGCAGAATCGTACTAGAAGAATACAACCAAAAATTAATATATTATATTAACGGTGCAACTTTTAAAATTAATTTAGAGTTAATTAATTTTGCTAAAGTTGTATTAGATATTGGGCAGGATACTGATGTAGCATTTGTTGATTCTAATGATTTTCCTGTTATTATCAACGATGTTCAAAAGTTTTTCGATGATATAATATCGCAGTATTTTGAAGCTACTAATGAGTACGCATCAAAATATGCCGAACTTAAAAACAAAAGAAAAATTTCTGATATAGTGGATCTATGACAACTGGTGCTGTAATATTTGCTCACAATAATAGCACTGTTGATTATATTAAATTAGCAGTCTTTGCAGCCAATCGAGTAAAAAAATACTTAGATATACCGGTAAGTCTAATCACTGATAGTAGAGATTGGTTATTAACTGCTTATCCCGATCATCCGTTTGATCAGATTATTTTAGCAACGGCATCATCAACTACCCAACAAAAAAAGTTTCATGATGGTAGCATTGCAAGTAAAATGTTAGAATGGAAGAATTTTTCAAGAAATCAAGTATACGACCTAACTCCATATGATCGTACTATTGTATTAGATAGCGATTATATTTTAAATTCTAGTGTATTAAAATCTGCATTGAATAACAAACACGATTTTCAAATTTATCGAAATAGTTTTGATCTAGCATTAGATAGACCAGTAATGTTTGATCGAATCAATTCTTATTCGATTCCCTTCTATTGGGCTACGGTTTTTGTATTTGAAAAGAACGATCTTATGCAATCATTTTTTGATCTGATCGAATACATTAAAGCTAACTGGAATTATTTTAAAATATTATATAATATTGATGCATATACTTACCGAAATGATTTTGCATTTAGTATAGCAATACATATTATGAATGGAAAAACTAATGGTAATTTTGCAATTGAATTACCTGGCACTATGACATTTACAACAGATAAAGATGTTTTAATATCTGCAAAAGATAATAAGATGTCTTTTCTTGTTGAAAAGAAAGATCATCTAGGCGAATATATTGCAGTTAAGACTACTGGGTTAGATGTGCATGTTATGAATAAATTTAGCCTTAATCGATTTATAGATGGTGGCTCAGGTGTCTAAAGGATTTCTAATCTACGCACAGAATACAGATTCTGTAGATTATGTCAAACAGGCATATGCTCTAGCATTGAGTATTAATTACAGTCAAAAAAATATCAAATCAGTTTCATTAATTACTAACGATCCGGTACCTAAAAAATATCAAAAAATATTTGATCAAATAATTCCTATTCCATGGTTTACTGATGATCCTACATCAACTTTAAAAGGTGAAAATAGATGGAAGATATTTCATGTTTCTCCTTACGACGAAACTATTATGTTAGATAGTGACATGTTAATATTAGAAGACATTAGTGAATGGTGGGATTATTGTAAAAATTACGATATTAAATTTTGTTCAAAGGTAAAAAATTATAAATTAGACGTAGTAAATGATATATACCATCGTAAAGCATTTGTAGCTAACCATTTAACCAGTCCGTATTATGCGTTGCATTATTTTAAAAAATCAGAAGCCGCTTATGAATTTTATAAAGTGTTAGAATTTGTTTGTAATAATTGGGCGTGGTGCTATGAAAAGTTTGCACCTGAACATTATCAAAATTGGTTAAGTATGGATTTAGCAAGTGCAATTGCTATCGAAATTACAGGCATGCATAATTATGCTGTTGACATATGTAGTCCGTTAGAATTTATACATATGAAAGTTCCCCTACAAGAATGGAAAGATTCTACAGAAAACTGGCAAGATATGGTACACAGTATTTTAAACTCCAACGGCGAATTAGTAGTTGGAAATATTAAACAAACTAGAATATTTCATTATGTTGAAAAACAATTTATTACAAAACATATGCTTGATAAATTGGAGAAATTAATCAATGGCTCGTAAAAAAATTACACCATATGTTCCAAAATATTATATTCATTATGATAAAAAAACTGGAATAATTAGAAGTGTGTCTCCTGAAAAATTAATTACTGATAAGCACAGTATTGAAATTTCTTTTGAAGAATTTAAGTTATTTCTCGATGGAACTAGACTACCCCAAGACTATGCAGTAATACACGATAAAAATGAAGTTACAATAGCACAAGTAAATAATCCACTACAAGGATTTACATTTAAAAATAAATCTGTTGAAATCATTACCGATGCCCCTACAAAAAATACAGAGTTAACAACTACATGGAATAAAATAGATAGTTCTTGGAATTTCAGCCTATCTAAGATTGCCAAGGATAAAACAACAACAGATGTTACAAGTCACACAATTTTCTTTGTAACGCTCGAAGATGATTTTAATTTTTTAATTAGAACTATAATAATTAAAATAAAAGATTTAGTCGATAATACAAGTGTAACTATACCTTTTGAAAGTAATATAGAAAAAAATATAGATAAAATATCTTTGTCTTCAAAAACATATTTTCACAGTTACGGATTAAAAATAAATGACAAATAAAATAAAAATTATAGAACAAGATATTATCTTTCTCAGTTATGACGAACCTAATGCTGAGAAGAATTATGCAGACTTGCTGAGTAAATTTCCCTGGGCAAAACGTGTACATGGTGTTAAGGGCAGTGATGCGGCACACAAAGCCTGTGCTGCACTAAGCGAAACAGAATACTTTGTTACTGTGGATGCTGATAATATTGTTGATCCTAAATTTCAAGAAGTTGAAATTGATTTAGATGCATTGGGACTTACAGAAGAAAATGTATTTTCTTGGTGCGGCAATGTATATGTCAACGGACTAATGTACGGTAATGGCGGACTTAAATTATGGACACGCAAGTTTGTAAATGAAATGCGCACACACGAAAATAGTGATCCCGATGATACTAAGGGTCTAGTAGAATTTTGTTTTGATGATCGTTATTATCAATTTAATGAAAATTACAGCAAGAGCTACACTAATGCAACTCCCTTCCAAGCATGGAGAGCAGGATTCCGTGAAGGTGTAAAAATGAGTTTAGATCAAGGCGCAAAAGTTGCAGATCTTAAAACTATATGGTGGCAAAACTATCATAGAATGCTAGTATGGTGCAGTGTAGGTGCAGATGTTGAACATGGTATTTGGTCAATCCTTGGTGCACGTGAAGGTGCATTTCTTACTAATTGTACAGATTGGGATCATAGTAATGTTCGTGATTTTGAATATTTAACTAACCGATGGAATGAACAACATGAAATGTTAACACCAGAAGGAGCTGCCACATTAATTAATCAATTAGGACACAATCTCATGACAAAATGTGGGTTAGAAATTGCTAATTTAGATCCTGCAGGTAGTCAATTTTTTAAGACAGTGTATAATAATACTCCAAGAATTATTCGTAAAAGATAATGTACGATATTATTTTTATTTCATATAATGAGTTAAATGCAGATGAAAATTTTGCACGTTTAAAAGCCCGGTTTCCTTTAGCTAAACGTGTTAATGGAATTAAGGGAATCCATCGGGCGCATATTGCTGCTGCCAAAAAAGCATTTACCAAGATGTTTTGGGTAGTAGATGGCGATGCTATTATATTTGATACATTTAATTTTGATTACATTGTAAGTGAATACGATTTAGATGTAGTACATGTATGGCGTAGTTGTAACCCTGTTAACGGATTAGAATACGGGTACGGCGGTGTTAAATTATTACCACGTAATTTAACTATTAATATGGACATTAATAGTGTAGATATGACTATGAGCATTAGCAATAAATTTAAAGCTATGGAAGAAGTTAGCAATATTACAGCATTTAATACTGATGCTTATAGCGCCTGGCGCAGTGCTTTTAGAGAATGCTGTAAACTAGCTGTGATTAATAATGAAGAAGCATTATCTAGATTATATTTTTGGTGCCAGTTAAATGATAATACACCATATGGATCTCATGCATATATAGGCGCTATCCAAGGTAAGCATTACGGTCAAGAAAATGCCTCTAATAAAGAGGCATTGGCTAAGATAAATGATTTTACTTGGCTACAAGATCAGTGGTCATTGGAAAGATCTCAGCTATCACTTTAGCACAGGCAATAGCAACTTCTTGATGTTCCTTTTGTGTGCCATTTGCTGAACGTAGCTCAATAAAGTGTATCCAACTACGTAGTGTGCCATTCATATATAAACGACTTTCTGTAAGACCTTCCGGCAATACAGATCTTGCAACTTCCTTAGCAATACCTTTTTCAATAGCCCACATATACGCATCACGTGTACGATTGATAATATCTTGTTGTATATTTTCCCATTGATATGCTAGGCGACGGTCGTCGTCTAACGTAGTATCTAATTCTACTGAGTTTTGTCTATTTTTGGTGTCCTGTAACCGTGCTTCTCTAAGTACAAATGACAGGTCTCGAGTAGGATCAGCATATCGCTGACTGAACTCTTGGAAACTGAAACTTCTGTGTCTAAGGATTTGACGGGCAATGTCTCTAGTGGTTGTGATTTCGATACAAGCACTGACCATTTCAAGTGGGCTCCAGTGCTGGTGTTTAATGAGGTATTGTATGAGTTTTGCTGATGTGTCTGTGTTAAGTTGATTGCTGGGATTGCTGACACGGGCGCAATACGCAATGAGTTCCTGTGCATCTTTGATACCCAAATCTGCAAATTCCTGTGTGGGTTGGGAGTAACTGAGTAATCGAACATTCATCTATAATTTCTTTTTCTTTAAAAACTGCTGGGTTGATTTTTCAATATCTTTTCGAACACGCTCAGTATCCAATTTGAAATCTACATCTTCTATTGTATCTTCGTAACTCTTACAAAGTTCGGCAAGGTGCTTTTCAAAAGCCTTCCAGCCACCTTGCTTAGTCTTAGTTGTTATTTTAATTTCCCAAGTCTTGCCATCTTTAAAATTGACCAGAACGGTATGGAGATACCTAAGAGGTAACACATTTAAGTGTACATCACTAAAAACTTCTGGCCAATGCTTAATGACATTCTCGGGAAGATTTCTTCCCGGTTTAGTCACTATGCTTTTTTCTTGGTCGGAACCAACTCCTCTGCCATTCTGCGAAACTTAGCAGCTTCTTTTGCCAGTTTATCTGCTTGACTACGATACATTTTAGCTGTTACTTCTGGTGTATCGTTCGGTCCTGCAACTGTAACATCAGCTTCTAGAATAGTTTGTTCAACTGTAGCTGTTGGTTTTGCATCTTCTTTCTTATCATCGAATCCATCTTTTAATGATAGATCATCGACAGCAACGCCGCGCTGTTCGGCAATAATCTGATTGAGTTCTGACAGGACAATTGAATATCCAGTAGTAGGAGTCATTTCAATGTCACCAGTTGGCGCCTTGATTAGTCTTCCACTGCCATGTAATGCTGGTAGCATTCTTGACCCATCNGGGAATTGAGTACGATCCATAGCTTCTGCAAATTCGTATGCTTCTTGNCCAGCTGAACTTTCTACTAGATTAATCAATGCATCGTGATAGATATCTGGTAAATTTTCTGTTGGTACAATTAGGCAATGGTGTGCATCACCTGGTAGTGTACGATATGCTACTAACACTTTTTTGTTAGTAGCAATAACTCGACCTACATGTTTAAGTTCTTGTGCCATATTAGGCTCCTGTTGGTGTTCCTGCTGCTGGTGCGGCTGCTTGTTGTTGAGCTGCAATTGTTTCTAAAAATGTAGATAACTTAGTATATGTTTGTCCAACTGCTACCATTTCGTTCGGCTTAAATGCGCCACGTGAACTGGCAATATCGATGATCACTTTAAGTGATTGTAAATCGTTAATTGTTAAGTCTGTGCTGTTAGCTGCTGGTGCTTCTTGTGCTTCTTGTGCTTCTGGTTGCTGTACTGTATCAGTCATGGTATCTCCTAAATGTAATATGTACGTATGTAATTATCTCTGCTGTAAAAGTGGACAGGCAATTGTGAAGAAACTCAATTCCTTTTCACTTTCGAATCCGATGGAAGTAGTATAGATAATTGTGTTGGTGTTATCAAGGTCTATGCTTTGCCCTATATAATACCTATTATTTAAATTTTGACGGATCCAATGGTCTACATTTTTGACTAGTGTTGGATTGTATTTGTCTATAGTAGTATACTTAAAATGCGGACAGGCAAACTCCACCCTCCGCAAATCGAAGTAATTTAAGGCATTTGGTTTGCCAGTTTTTAATGCCATTATGCAGGTACCTTAGCATCTTCATAATAGGCATATTCGCCCCATGGCGGAACGATAGTGTCGTTTCCATGAATAACAAATACTGTATCGCAGTAGTTTTCATCGCCCCATGAACCAAACGGATATCCGTCTGTAAACATGATAAACTTCTTAGGTTGGATATCATTTTCTTTCATGTATTCCCAGTTGGCTTCGAAGTCAGTACCACCACCGCCCATTGGTTCATAACTGTCAAACTCATCAATTGAGTAACCATCATATGCTTGTTCGTTATACACTCGAGTATCAAAGCACCATACTTTGATCTTAAAGTCTTTGTACTCTTGCATAATACCTTTAATTTCTGTTAAGAAATCTTTGGCCTGTACATCACTAATTGAACCCGACATGTCGATTGCCACACAGATATCGATAGTGTCTTCAAATTGTGTTCCGGGCAAGATGGCATTCATGTGCCAGCCCTTACGATTAGGACGCATAAATGAGTAGTCGTTCTTAATAGTACTTTGGATTTGTTGACGTAGTATTTCACGCCAATTCATCTTAGGTTCTGTAAGATCTTTGATCATACGTGCTACACTGGCAGGAGTATTACCAGCACCTGCGGCCTGTGCAGCCTGTACAGTAGCTTCGCGAATTTCGTCACGAATCTGTTTTAATTCTTCTTTGGTATATTGTGGACGATTACCTTTACCATCACCGTCTTTGCCATCACTGCCCCAATCAATATGTTCGTCTAATAGTTGACCCAACTGATTGAGTTCTTCTTCATCCATTTCATCATAAATCTTGTCATAGACTTCTTCTGCGCCCATACCATAATATTTGGTATCGTGGAAGATTTTAATATCCGGAATTTGATGATCTCCAATACGATCACGCACCAATTGCCCATTTACACAGTAGTCTGCGGCAATGTTAAAAATCTTTGGATCACGACCTTCACGACGCCCCATGTGATCAAACACGTTATGTAGGATTTCGTGGGCAATGACAAACTCAACTTGTTTAACTGTAAGCGGATCAAAGAACTTGCGATTGAAATAGATAGTACGTCCATCTGTAGCGGCAGTGGGCAACCAATCTTCTGCTTCTTGTATCTTTAAGCGTGTGGCCATGTTGCCAAAGAATGGATGTTTCAATAGCAAACTAACTCGTGCTACAATAATCTTATCTATGATTGGATCTTGGTGTGCCATTTCTGCTCCTGTTTGTTCACTATAGTATATATTATAACACCTCCCGAAGGAGGTGTCAAGTGGCTCAAAATGCTGTTATTTTTCTGTTGCTTGGGCAATATACTTGCCAAACTTAGCATGGAACTCATCAAAACATTTGATCTCATCTGGATCTAATGGCAACTTGTAAGTTGACAATGCTAACTTAGTACCCATAATAACCAATTCTGTTTCAAAGTTATCCATGATAAATTGGAAGAAGTTATTAACTTGGTCATTCCAAGTTTTGGCTTTCTTATCGCAAGCATCTTTTAATTCGTAGCATAATGATACAGTAAGTGAGTACATTGCTGAAATCTCTTTACTATCCATTTTCTTAACCTTGCCCGACAAGATATCTGTAGGATTAGGCATTTTACTAGCAACTTTACGATGTGCCATAAAGCTGATTGCCAATCCTTCACCAACTGAACCCGATACTAAGTCTGTCAGTGTGTCTGTGTCAGTGTCATCATCTACTAACAATTCACTAACAAATGACCAGCTACGTGGAGTAGCAAAGGCACGTGAGCTAGATTTTGGATCAAAGTCGTACAGGCTCTTTTTGCTAAAGCTCAAAAAACCTACAACATCCTTGTGGATTTTATTCTCAACAGCCCAACCAAAATAATCATCCCAATCTACTGTCATTTCTAAGTGAACAAAACGATTGGCTAACGGAGCAGGCATACGGAATGTAACACCTTTGTCAGTTTCACGGTTTCCTGCGGCAACAATAACAACGTTATCTGGAAGGTTATAAGTACCCACACGGCGATTCAAAATAAGCTGATAAGCCGCTGCCTGTACACTAGGAGCCGCACTATTCATCTCATCTAAGAAAAGAATGATAGTTTTATGTTGTTTGGCAAACTCTGCACTTGGCAATTCGCTAGGAGGTGCCCAACGCATAGTACCATCATTTGAGTCAAAATATGGAATACCTTTAATATCTGTAGGTTCCCAAAGACTTAAACGAACGTCAATTACGTGAGCTTCTAATTCTACACCTAACTGTTTAATAATGTCTGATTTGCCAATTCCGGGAGGACCCCAAAGGAAGATCGGACGTTTATTTTTGAAAGCCTTACGAAGTGACTTTTTAGCACCGCTAGGGCCAACTGTGCGTGATACTAGTTCTGCAGCCATTGTATTTCCTATCTTAGTTTGAGGTTTAAAATATACTTAATTTGTTACGCTATAAGTAATATTATACTGTCAAATGCTAAGAGTGTCAACTAAGGTTAGTCTTTGCTGTCTGTTTTGGCTAATTCTTTTTCACGCTCGTTCATGGCTTTGATCAGGCCAAACTTGCGAATGTCGTCACTAAACAACATTAGCTCAAAACCCTTGCGTTCTGCAAATACTGTGATTGACATAGGAGTTAGATAGTATGGACAATCTACATATCTTTCTAGGAATACAATAGTCTGTGGACTAAGTTCGATTGGTTCGGTAAATGGAATCTCATATTCTTTTAAATCTAATTCCTGAACCAAAAATTCATAACCTTCATCGCTGAGTCTGAAAGCAGTTTGTTTATTCACACGAGTCGACTGCCACCATTTGCGTGAATAAATTTTAAAATTTGCTTCGTCTGTACTCTTGCCCCATTGCTGTAGAAATATTTTGGTTAGGGCATCTCGGGTTATCATTTTATGATAGTACCTTGTGTGAGCATAACAACTTGGAAATCTTCACAGCCAAAAGTTAAATTTAATTTTTTGGCAAGATTGCGAGCGTGGCCCGGATTTGAAAAACTAACTTTTTTATATTTAGGTCCAGGGTAGCTGGTAAGACTATTAAAGCTCTTAAGATTAAAAGGCTCGTTCTTATAGAACACAGCCCAAATAGCCTCTGCTTCTAGGATCTGTTCTGATTTATATGTTTTCTTGTTAGTATGTTCTAACAGCACTTTTGGCTTGGGTCTACTCACGGATTACACCTCTCACGTTCTTTTGTAAAGCACGGGCCGCCTTTATTTTTTTAATAGTTTCTTCCGAGTGTTTTTTCCCGGTTCTTAAATTAGTTTGTCTAGCTCTTGCTTCTTTAATTTTTTGTTTGGTTTTGTCCGAATGCCGACGTGCTTTTGAAGCCTGCCGGATTATCTCACGTCCTTGCGTACTAATGCCAGTATCTCCACCCATTAATCCATCTTCAGGTTTAAGATTAGCATATTCGGTCGATTCTACAATATCATAGGTTGTCGAGTATTCGAGCGCATACTGTGTTAACTCGTCTTTGCTTGTAAATAACTTTTTCCAAACAGTAGTGATATTATACCCGTGTTTGTTTAGATGATTATTCCAATAGACGCCGGAGCCGTGGTAAATTTCTGGATCTTGTTCAGTCTTGCCAAAGTACTTTAAACCAGTTTCATTGTGTTGCTTTAAGTATAACCAGGTAGGTTTGAACTCTTTCATAATATATACGTATCCAATTAAGTACGTATATATTTATCTTTATTTGTCTTCGAAACCGCCACCATCCATTTGCACCTCTACAACCGCATTTTCTACGCCACCTTTTAAGGCATTGTACATACTTTCGTAGTCTTGTAGTAGTTTGTCCTGTAATTCCACAAGTGCTAGATTGAGTAATCTAGCCTGCTGAATTGGCAGTTTAACTTCTTTTTGCTGGCTTAATTCGGCAGCTCTAAGCGTCTGTGTAAATTGAGTGATGGGAGTAAGATTAATCTGATTTTGCATTTGCCAATACCGATTTCATTTCAAGTTCACTTTTAAATGGGCCTTTGTAGGGATTACGTTCAAGTGTAATTAACTTAGGACAAAAACTTTTGACCCAACCTTTATTAAATTGAATTGTATAATATCCTGCACAATATAAACTCTTACTAGCATTACTCTTAGTAAATAGAGGTAACTTATTTCGAACATCGTACATGGCATTGTATGGCTTGCACGAAGTTGGGTATCCGTGGCATTCAGTAGTTTCAACTGGAGTTACTCGAACTTTAGTTTTAGTTAAAAAGAAATCTTCTCCAAATTGCTTAGTTAAGTCTTGTTTCTTATTAAACATCATCTCTCCGTTGGTACTGCTCAGGATAAATTTGTTGTTTTCTTTTTTGTGTAGAGTAGCAATTCTTTCCCCGCCTTGTTCTACAATCCAAAATTTGCCATCTACAATCGGCTTTGCGTGTAACTCTGTCATTGTCATTTCCTCACATGTGTCTGTCTTACTAGGGCATGTTGCTTTGTATGCGCACTTACTTACGTACATTATTGTTATACCTCAGTTCTTTATTTTCTTCTGCTAATGTTTTGGTTAATTTTTTATAATACTCTATATCTTTATTTAACCTTTGATTTTCTTCAATTAGCTTCTCATCGTGCTTTGACAATTGGTTAGGTGCAGTACTACGACCAGCAAAAAACCCACCAAAACTGCCAATTAAAAACCAAATAATATCCATTACTATTCCTCACAGAGTTGTTCAAATTCTTCTTTGAGTTCTTCTAATGCGGCTTCTAAGTCTTCTGTATCGCCTACATAGCAATATTGTTTACGGCTAGCAAGACCCTCTTTAGTATTTGGATCATAGTCAATCCAGCTAAACTCGGTGCCATCACATCCAGGGCAATGATCGTTATAATCATCATCAGTACGCCGTTCCTCACTCTTTCCTACCCAACCGCACTCTTTATTATCGCATACAAGGGTTGGCGGCTCTGGCGGGCGATTGCTCCAATCGCTAGTATCCCAATTGTAACCAGACCAACGATCTACACCAGTAATAGGCTTAAACTTGCCAAACTCCCATTCGCCAAACTCAGTTCCATTCCAATAAAGGCTACCATAGGTAGTACCAAAGTGTCTCCAAGTAGCATTGTAATATCCGGGGTGTACTGGTTTTTGTTTAGGGAATTTAAAATCTACAGTCCGTTCCCAAGACTCGGGACTTGTTCCATATTCAGGATGTCCCCAATCTTTTTCACCCGGCTCGTATCTTTCAAATTTACCGTTATCATCGATAATTTTAACCATGTTAAAATCTGAGCTCTTGCCATCAGTACTACCACCCCAGTTGTCAATTTCTTCGCCATCGTAATATACAGCATTGACAATATCTTCGCCGTCAAAATCGTCGTAGTGTAGCTCTAACTTTTCGATATTAAATGGTTGTTTGAGTTCAAATTCACCTTCAAAGAATGTACCCTTTTCGTTACTTGATCCAACAAAAACAATTTCACCTTTTTTGCGCGAACCAACCCATACTTCGTCATTACAACACAATTCTGGACTATCATCGCCGCCGTCGCAATCATCTAATGATCGTTCAAAAACTACTTCACCGTTTTCATCTTCAATTTGAAGTGTACCGCTATCTCGACTTACTCCACTAATATGTCCCATATCGTCACACTCATACCACGATCCTGGAGGGAATGGCAATTTGTCTTCGTCCAATCCCATATCCTCTGCTGCTTCACTATTCCAAGCTATGTCTTGAAGATCTATTTGATTGTCACTACAATAATCCCAAACTTCTTGAGTTGTGGTACCCATGACTTTTTCACCACCATACCCCCACATTGAAATTTTGTAAGTGCGTGGAGTAAATTTTAAAATCTCCATCAACTGATCTTTTTCTTCTTTAGTTGCCATGTTTAATCTCCTTGCGGGTATTTTGCTTGAAAGGGTTCTGCATACTGCTGAATATTATCAGCTATCTTTTTCATATCGTAGCTAGTGCAGAATTTTAGCATACGAATTCCTACTTGTGTAACATCCTTAGGTACTGCACGAGTAGTAATAGTTTCTTTAATCTTAGTCTTAATATCATCTGGCTGTGCTGTTAAATCACATAACTGTACATTACGTTGGTAATCTTCTAACACACGATGTTCAACACCATTATGATCTACCCAGCGTTGTAGCATTAAGTTATTCCAATTAAATCCTTTGGATTTACGATCTTCAAATGCCTCCATAAGACCAACTTTGTTTTTAGAACCTTTAGTACGCACACCCGGATATGCCGAGAAGACATTATCACTGGTATCACCACGCATACATTTCTCAAACAGCATCCACTCTGGATCTTGTGCTGGCTTAGGCTCGCCTGTCTTTTTGTCTTTAACGGGTTTACCTTTGGCATCAAATACACCTTCGTGTGTAATATGCAAGTCGCCTACACCATTATACTGACTAACGTTGGGTGCAATTAATTGTGCAAAGTCTCCATCAGTTGAAATAATAACATGTTTTGCTTGTGGATGTGCCTGCACCCAGCCTGCAATTAAATCATCTGCTTCTAAGTTAGGATGTTGCATTACAGTACAATTAGTCTTTTCACTGACAAAGTTTTTAAACTCATCAAAGGCTTCCCAGAATACACGTTCTTCTTCAGCTTCTTTTTCTGTATGTGCGGCACGAGTAGCGGCACGGTTAGCTTTATAAGGAGCATAAAAGTCTTTACGCCATGACCGACCTTCTAGGCAAAACACCACGTGAGTGCCGCCAAAGTCTTGCCATGCCTTTTTGATACTGTTAAAGGTAATGTGAAAGGCCATGCCCAACTTAATGTCAGCAGCACCTTGTACTACGTGTCTAGCACGAAAGAACGTGTTAGCAGTATCAACAATAATATATGTCATTCTACTTCGGCTCTGCCGTTACCTAATCTGTTTACGTTAATATAACCACCAATTGTTTTTTGAGGCTCCCCACCTGCTTCTGCAATCATATTGCCAGCAAGATCTCTAAACCAACGATCAACAATCTCTTCATCTGGATCACCATCATAACCATATCCAGCTTGTTTCAATTGTAACACAAACAGATCATTCCAGTCAAGCTCAAAGAAACCGTTACGTACATTTTCTTTATTAACATGTGTGTCTAGCACAGCTACCCACGGTTCTCCTCGAGCAGTAGCACGTTCCTTTGGAGTCATTTTGGCTTGAGCTTCTGCTTCTTGTGCCTTAACTGTTTCAGCCAGTGCCCGTGTAGTTTGATTTACAGTTTCCTGTAGTCGTTTTTCGGTTTCGGCTAAGACTGCTTCTACTTTGTCCAAACCGATTATTTTCTTTAACAATTTTTTAATCATCATATTCCCCACAATTACATTTTCCGCGACCTTGAAAACAGTTGCCGCTACATCCACCCGGCATAAATTTTGCAATTAAATAAATTCCAAGTGTCCATACAACTAGTATGCTTAACCAAAATAACATTTTAAGTACCCCACTCATTTTTAAATAATGGAACTTGTAGTCGATCACTATATCTCCAACCACGTTTCATAGCAGCCAGGGCTACATTTTTTGCATTTAGTGTGTATACACTTTCAACGCCACCTACTGGCATTAAGTAGACATGTCCTTTAAAACCGGCTGCACGATATTCCATTTCAGCACGTTCTGCATCTGCAATGTCTTGTTCTGTAGCTACAACAAATTTAAGATATGCTGTACCAACTTGTTCATATTCACATACAATATCGGGGCGAATAGCTTCTTCCCACTTTTCACCACTAGCTGGAAGTTTAGCACTAACGCTAAATGTGATTTCACGCAATGCACCGTCTAAGTGTGAATTACTATTTTTCCAGTTAGTAAGATATTCTTTAAAGTCTGAAGTAAGTTCTTGAGTACCATTTGTTTCAAATGTAATTTCTTTTAAGAAATGCATCATTGCATGATCTAGTAAATCTGGATAAGCACGTTGCCATCCTAACAATGGTTCTCCGCCTGTGATTACTAGATGCTCTTCTAACCAACGCCCTGTTGGGAGTATTTGCTGAATGCGTTCGGCAATAGCATTAGATTCTAGCATTGGACTTAGGTCTTTAAAACTAGGATGCCATGATGCATAACTGTCGCAACCTGTACTAACTAATGGAAGTTCATTATAAGTTTTCCACTCGCCGTATTTTTCTTGTTTTTCTGCTAGGACTCCCGCCTCATCGCTCAGTTCGCCACGAGGCATACCAAAACCTGCACAGCGGAAATTACAGCCGAAAGTTCTAAGGAACACGCTGGGAACTCCCATATATCTACCCTCTCCTTGTACACTGTAAAACAATTCTGCTATCTTAATCTTGCTCATATTTTCTTCCAAGGTCTATCATTACCGGCCCAATCTTGTATGTTGCTACTACAATTCATCAGTTGGTTATATATTGGATACAGCCATGTCCAATCAAACCACTGCATTGGAAAACTAATCCAATGCCCTAAGTAGTATAACATCTCACTGACTATTCTTGCAATGATTTTTTTCATTTAGGATTCTTTAATTTCCAAATTGTTTCTTTGGCTTGTTCTAAATCTCGTTTAAGGCTAGTATTTAGGTTTTCAGCCACAGCTAATTCCGATCTAAGTTTATCGTCCAACACCACATCTTTTGGTTTTTGACTGAGATTGTAGCCTGTTAACATGCCCAAAAAGAAACAAAGTATCGCTAGTATCATCTTGGGGCAAAGTCCTGTTGTAGTTTGATATTATCCATAAACTCTTTCTTAGTACTTTGGTCTGTATTAAATGCACCTTTGAGCACAGTGGTCTGTGTTAGACTAGAGTGTGCCATAATGCCACGATTTTCACAACAACCATGTTGAGCCTGTATATAAACAGCCACATTCTCTGAATCAGTAGCCTTCATTATTTCTCGGGCAATATCGTTACACAATTCTTCTTGTAGTGTACCACGCCTAGCACACCATTGCGCTATCCTAGTATATTTCGAAAGACCAATGAGCTTATTTGCTGCAATAATGCCAATATAAGCCACGCCTGAGACAGGCTGATGATGATGGCTACACATACTACGGAGCTCACTACGAACCACAAGCATACCTTCGTAGCGGTCTTCTGAATCGTTTGGAAAAGCTGTTGCATCTGGTGCTGGATCATATCGACCTCCCATGATTTCGTTAAAATACATCTTGGCCAAGCGATGTGCTGTGCCCTTAGAGTTTGGATCTGTCTCACGATCAATCAGCAATCTATCAAGCACTAGTTCAAATGCTTCTGTTGCGCCAGCAATCAGTTCATCTCTGTGCCCAACTACATATTCGCTAATGTTGTCACCAGCCCAAAAACGTTTATTATCACGTTTCATATTAAAACGGATAGCATCAGCAAGATTTGCTTCTTCATATCCTTTATCGCTCATATTCATTGCGGCATCTTCGTATCCGGGATGATACGGTGCTTCTTCTACTAGTAAATCTGCTATTTTTTGTTCTTCTGGTGATGCATATTTAGGCATTACGTTTCTCCGATGATAAGGCAGTGGATTGCCACATTGTGTTATTATACAGGTTTATTTAGGTTTTTGCAAGAGTTATTGAATATTTCTTGCTCGAAGTTTTCGACAACCTTCTTTAACTGCCACAGGATAGTCGGGCGATATTTCAGCTATTGAGCAATCATATCTAACAACCAAGTGCGGATTTTTATAATTCCACCAAATTGCAAATAAGATTGCAATTACTCCGAATAATACAACACCATAAAAATCTAAATCTTGTCTGATATTAATATCTTGCATAAATGATAATCCTTTTTTGAGTTAAATCTAAATAGCATACAATCAGGGTATGGATGACTAGTATAGCGATCCCCCGGAAGACCAAATACTTCCATAATGTCAGTACAGGTTTGATTCCACCATTGATTGGTATCTTGACCGGTTTTCCAATCTATTCGAATCTCATAGACTGTTTTAACAGTACAATCTTCCATGATTATTTGCCTTGCTCTAATATCCTGAGTTCGTCTTTTAAATAATCTACATACTGTGCTAGTGCTTCACGTGCTTTTTCGGCACTCACAGTTTTAATATCCTCTTCAACTTTTTTAATTTTGTCTCGAAGGTCTTGGGGAGTTAGTTCGTTATCTTTTTTCATTTCTTTCTAGATCCAAAACTTAAACCAGTAACACTGCCGAATAGTATACCAAAAGCTAACCATGTGTCCCATGTATATGGAATATGTAGTACCGGAAACAATGTGTTTAAACTCCAAATGCCTGCTAATGGTCCAACAATGATAACAAACACTATAAGTGTAATACCTAAAATTAATTTAACTAATGCTGATGTCATAACCAATAATCCTCCCAAGGGTAAACTAACCAACAATCTTCTTCTGCTTTGTTGACTTCCCATACGGAGTAATCGACATCTTGTTTGCTGGCTAGATTGTTAGTAAGCACAGCAACACGTACATTTTCACCCCACACATGATTCCATCGAGCGTCATTAGGTAAACAACTTGATTGCCAATCTTGTTTAATCCAAGCAATAGTGCTTCCTTGATCGTTGATATCATCTACAATAAGTATATTCTTACAGCAAGGATCGCCATCTTTTCCAGCGTTAAATCCATAAGCATCTTCAGCCATCCATAAGTTGCTTTCTGATTCACTTGAACTATCACGTAGGCTGACTTTTAATGTTTCCATTGGTACGTCAAGATATTGGCTTATTAAGTTAGCTGGAATTAGTCCACCACGTGTGATACCTATAATGTAATCAGGCTGCCATTGGTCTTTGTTCATCTGCCTAACTATATCTAAGCAGGCACCTTCTACTTGTGCCCAATTATAATAAATCTTATTCACTTAATAATCCTTCGCATAGTGCTTTAAGATCATCACTAGTCATGAAGAAATTATAAGTCTGTGAAGTTATTACTTTACCATCTTCAAGTGTTTCTTGAATAAAGTCTAAGCTGTAAGTATCTGCTGGAGCAAGAACTTTGTGCTGGGTAACACGCAGTCTATAATCGCCACGTTCTTTGACCGTAAATTGTTTTTGTTTAATTGATTCATGTAGCATCGTCTTCTCCTTTAATTGCTTCAAATGTTCTGTATTTGGCCAAAGCGTTAATATATTCGTCATATAACTTCTTTAACTTTGGGTGCTTCTTCTCTAGTATAGCATCTCTTTCTGGGATAGTCAATACTCGTTCGATTGTTTTTAACCGTTCTTCTAGATCAATACCGTTGATGACCATATTACCTTTAACAGTTAATGTTGGTGTAGATTCGCCGGCATTAACAGTTATCACTTGGTCATAATTATTTGGCACAGTCCAATTTGTACTAGTACCGGTTGAGTATAGTGCAGTATTGGATACAGTAGTACCACCGTTTGGAACAGTAATAGTACTAGCCATTGTGTTTACGGCTTGTAAGGTAGTCGTCATTGTGTATCCATTTGTTGTTGACAAGGAACCCCCATTGTCTACGATGCGGTCCCGGCATAAACAATGTCCATGCTGTAACACCCTCTTCTAATTCAATTCGATGAAATGTATTTGGACGACAGATACGGAAATGTCCCGGCCCACGCCATTTGCCAATTTCACAAGTCTTAGTTCCATCTTGATTAAATTGTGGAATCCATTCCCAATAGCCGCCACTTAGGATTAAGGTAGCATATGGCCATGGATGATCATGTACATCATCGGGATCACCCTTGAGAAATTTATGTAGGAATATGTTAAATCCCACATGTTTTCTAGTATTCCATAGCAAGTAGTAGCGTTCTAGATATGGTTCGTTATCGATACGATCCATAATAATACGCTTGCGACCACATTGGTCTAGAAAATTAAGGAATAGGTCTCTGATCTTCTGGAGTATCATAATGATCCTGTACTAAGTGATAAGTTGTTTTAAATTTTTCAAATGCTATCTTTAATGCCGGATACTGCTCACACATGTATTGAACTCTCGACCAGTCTGGAAAACATCCTTCCCATTCTTGGGGAAAGTTCCATTCATAACCTGTTCC